CCCACGGGCCCGCGTGTGGGTGTCCTTCGTCCCCCATACCCGGCAGCGGCCGCCGTTTTTGACATTCTACCATGTCCGCGCCGTCGCTTTTCTTTTGTTTTTACGTGTTTTCGCCGCGTTTTGTGAGTTATCGTTTTTGTTTCGCAATCTTTCGCAATCTTTCGCTTGTGTTTTCGCCGTTGCTTTGCCATAGGTTTTTTTTATATTCACGCGCTAGCCATAGCAAAAACCTATTCCCCATCTAAATACAATTCTACCTAGAATTCCACCTAGCCCTTACGCGCGTCCTCTAATGGCCTCCGGCTTGCGTGGCTTCTTTTTGAGTTATGCCGTACTAGTGTTCCGGCTGTGAGCCAATGGGCGAAAGCCCGCCGGACATTTGATCTTTGAAAATCGACTTCTTGCCGCGTTGCGAACGTGCCGCACCCTGGGCACGGGCAACGGCGAAACGGCAAGGGCGTTTTTGGCAAGCGATAGCGGTGTAAAGGCTTGTCTGTTTTACCCAAAAACTTGCATAGCAGTATGTACGGCGTGATATGCGCGTTTAGTGTTCGCGTTGCCGTCTCATGCTTTAATTAAAATGAACACTTGCAAGCGGTATGTGATAACGCGCTAGAGGCGCATGAACGGGTCTAGCATAGACTCGGCGCGGACGGTGAAAGAGGAAACAAAGCGACCTCGGGAGGAACATACCGCACAGAGACAAAAATCTTTCAATTCCTCTTGTTTTCCGATTTACCCTTTGCGGTATGTCGGAGGTTAGACATACCGCCGTTGCAAGTGGCAAATGGGAACACTTGCCACTTGCAACGGAATAACGGCACGCAGTGTGCCGTTGCCGTAAACAAGAAAACAAGAAACGGAGTAAAAAAATGAACATGAATGACATTACGAAAGTCACCATTTGGAACGCCTCGGTGAGTCTGAACAAGGACACCGGGAAATTTGAGGCGACCGGAAAGAATCAGTGGCAGATTGCGGTCTTCACGAAAGACGGCAACATGACGCTCGCAAAGTTTTTGGTCGGCATGGACGGTGACAAGGAGCTTAAAAAGTACGCTGGGGTCTTCAACCACAACAAGGCGGTCGTGCTGGCAAAGCAGTTTGCCGACAAGTACGACCTCAAGGCGGCCGAAAAGACGGTGGTGGAGCATTACGCGGCGTGCCTCCCCGAGTATGAAAAGGCCGAGGCCGAGGCCGCGCAGGCGAAGGCCGAGAAGAAGGCGAGGAAGGCGAAAGAGAAGGCGGAGAAGGCGTTTGCCGAGGCTTATCCCGAGATGGCGGCGACGCTGGGCATTGAAAAGGCGGTAAGGAACGCGAAGGCGATCAAGAGCGCGAACGAGGATTTCAACACGGTCGTGGAGAAGATGGGCGAAGTCACCGACGCGCTGAAGGCGAAGCTCGTGTCCAGCATGGCGGGGCTTGAGGAGGCGATGAAGGCGGTCGCGTAAGGCGGGGGCGAGAGGCATGAGCCACAATGACGGGCGGCAGGTTTCGGCTTGCCGCCCGTCTTGTGTCCCATGACGGGATGCAGGAAAAAGAAACGGAGAGAGACATGACAAGACTTGAGAAGATTGCGCGGCGCCAGTTGAGGCGCGCGACCGAATACCGCAAGGCGGGCGACCGGGAAGGCGCAGACTTTGCGATGTACTGGTACGAGCGGACGGCACGGTGGATCAGCCGTGCAATTGACGCGGCGTTCGCGCCGTCGCCCTTAGCGGAGGCGTTCGCATGAGCGCGGCGGCGGGCAAGCGAGGCTGGTGGGTTACTACCCACGTCAGCGTGGAGTACACCGTGGCCGAAAGCGCGGCGAAGGCGGTGGCCAACGTCAAGTGGCGCATCGGCTGGCATGGTCGGACAGACGGATGGGAAGTCAGGGAGGCGACATGAAAGCGAGCGACATTGTTTTCGGCGTGGTCGGGACGATCGCGTGGTTCCTGCTGGCCATGTGGCTTCACGACATTCTGACGTGAGGCCGGCATGGGCGGATGGACTGGCAAGATGAAATTGTGGGCGGGACTGCTTGCGGCGGTTCCGCCATTCGCATTGGGCTGGGCGTGGGCGGATAGCGAAATCTGCGCGTGGGCGGCCCTAGGAGCGTCACTTGGGGCGTTTGGCGTAGGCGTATGGATTATGTTCACGGAGCGATTATAGGGGCGTTTAAGGCGGCTTCCCGTGCATTTGGGCGCGGGAGGCCGCGGACGGGCGGGTCTGCGGGTCGGTTTGGCCCGGCGGCTCGCCCGTTCGCGCCGCACTGTGCGGGGCGAATAACCAAAAACAGAAAGGAAACAAAAGATGAAAGTTAGCAAGAACGCAGAGCACAACAGCATTGAACTGGACTTTGAGGGCGCGAAGCCGTCCGAACAGCTCCGTACGCTCATCAAGGCTTACGGGTTCTGGTGGTTCCAGAAGGGCAAGGTGTGGGTGCACGGCCTCGAGGGGCTTGAGCAGTCCGACGTGGACTTCTTCAACGAGTTCGTTGAGAAGCGCGTGAAGCCGCTCGCCTCCGCGTCGGCCACGGCCACGGTCGCGCCGACGGTTGAGTCGGTGACGGCTGCTGCGGCGTCCATGAGCGAGGAGGACAAGCAGAAGCTCCTCGCCGCGCTGATGAAGTAAGCGTGGTCGGTTGACTTTGCAAGGGCGGGCACGTTGCGTGTGGCGTGTCCGCCCTTCTGCAACACACGAACAAACGCAGAGAAAGGAAACGAAGGATGAGAGCAACTAAGAAGCACGCGATCGAGATTCTGCGCGAGCAGGGCGCGAAGGTGTGCAGGGAGGCCGGCGTGAAGCTGTCGGCGAGGCCGAACAAGGCCGAGCTGGAGCAGATCGTGGTCGGCACGTTCCCGGCGCGCGTCGTGTCTGCGAAGTCGTTTGCGGCGCAAAAGGTCGTGGAGCACATGCCGAGTGCGGGTCACGTGTGCATGTGCTGCGGCAAGGCGATCGCCGCCGGAGACGGCGCGGTCATCGTGTCGCTGAACACGCCGGGCGGGCAGGTCTTCAAGACGGTCTGCCCCGTCTGCTTTGCCGAGGTCATCGGCATTGCGAAGCCGGCGGCGACGCCCGCGACGACGCCGGCACCTGCAACGCCCACGCCTCCCGCGACGGCGGCAACGCCTCCCGCGACGCCTGCGACGTCCGAGTTGGGCGAGGCCCTGGACGCGCTGAAGAGCGCGATCCCGGCGAAACAGACGACGACGCCGACGACCGAGCAGGTCAAGGCGGAGGCGGTTGCGGTTGCGGAGGCCGTGCAGTCCGCGAAGGACGGCGGCAGGCCTGCGGCGCCCGTGAAGACGGACGATGGCAAGCAGAAGCCGAAGGCCGTGAAGGACGGCGTTGCGGTTGCCGAGAAGGCCGCGAGCTGGAAGGCGACTGCGACGCCCGCCGCGATGGATGCGGTTGACAAGCTCAACAAGTTCTTGAGCGAGTTTTCGTACTTCCGCGACGGCGTGTCCATGCGCCTCGTCAACACGTTCGCAAGGGCGAAGACGCCGAAGGCGAAAGCCGAGGTGCTGGAGTCTTACGCAACCGTGTCGGCGATGGAGGACAAGCCGGAGCTCGTGGAGAAGATGAAGTCTCCCGAGTTCGAGGCCGTGTGCGACGCGTTCAGTTCGCTTGGCGTGTCGCCGAAGTCCATCAACAAGCGGTTCGCCGTTTTCTACGGTTCGCCGGGCGGCGGCAAGACGTACTCCGCCGTGGAGGCGTGCAAGGAGATGAACGGCGACGGCGAGTGCGAGACCGTCCCGTGTTCGTCTGGAATGGACGCGGCGGACATGCTGTATTCGTATTTCATCGAGTTCGACACCAACAAGAAGGGCTACGTCCCGACTGGCTTGCTGAACGCGATGCTGGCCGGACGCGGCGTGGTGCTGGACGAGATCAACCTCCTGCCGATGGACGCGAGGATGTTCCTCCAGAACATTTTGGACAACAAATCCAAGGTGTCCGTGATGGGGACCGAAATCCCGATCCGAGACGGGTTTTTCGTGTTCGGCACGATGAACGTGGAGACCGGCGCCGGCACGCAGCCGCTGCCCCTGCCCCTTGTTGACCGCGCGGCGGTCGTCAAGGAGTTCAAGGCGACGCTTGCGCAGAGCGCGGTCGGCGCCGGGCTGTGCTGACACGCCTCGCATCGCAAGGGAAGTCACGAAAGTTCCGGGAGACTGGTTCGCCAGCCTCCCCGGACTAGCGCACCGACGGATAGCCGGTCCGCTAGCCCGCGAAGCTGAAGCCCCGCGTGGGGCTTGCGGAGCGGAGGAAATGGAAACGAAAGAGAGGTTAGATGAAATGAAACTGAACCTGGAAGAGATGCGGGAGATCGCCCGCACTCTGCCGATCGGGTACTACCTTGGACGCAAGGTGCCCGTGTTCGTGGAGGACGACAACCGCGCATACTGCGATGTCATAAAAGGCGACGTCCACATCGGCGTGGGGCTCTTGCAGACTGCGGCGGACCACATCGACGCGACTGACGCGGCGGAATGGGACCGCGAGACGCTTCTGCGGTGCCTGCTGTACCACGAAATCGGGCATCTACTCCTGACGCCGAAGTGGTACAAGGTGATCAGGGTCAAGAACGCCAACGGCAACAGCTACCGCGAGGAAAAGTCGAACACGATCCTCAACATCTTCGAGGACGAGCGGCTTGAGCGCATATTGTCTAAGTATTTCATGGGGGTGAAGTTCAGAAAGTTCGTCAAGCTTGTCTGCAAGGGCGAGGGCGGCGGACGGAAGGACGACATCGCCAAGATATACCGGGCGATACGCCTCCGCGACGCGCCGAAAGACGTGTCGGATGCGGTTGACGAGGCGATCAAAAACCTCGCGTACATCATTTCGGTGACTGACGAGTGGGGCTTCAACCCGGATGGCAGGTACGTTTACAACATGGGGCTGTACTCCAAAGAGGTCAATGACCTTGTGGCGAAGATACTGGATTCCAAGGAGGAGTCCGGCGGCGGGCAGTCGCAGCAGTCGCAGGGGCGGTCGCAAGCGCAGTCGCAGGGGCAGTCCGAGCAGGAGCAATCCAAGCAGGACAGTCCCGAACAGCCCGCGCCGAAGGAGCAGTCCGAACAGGAGAAGCCCGACGGCGAGCAGAAAGACGAGCAGAAGGACGACAAGTCCGATGGCGAGTCCGATGACAAGCCCGACGCAGAGGATGATTCCAAAGCGGAGGAAAACTCCGGCGGCGATGGCGACGGCGACGACGGCAGCGACGGCGAGTCCGACAAGCCCGACGAAGAAGATTCCGAGGGCGACGAGGGCGACGGCGACGCTGACGGCGACGGCGAAAGTGAGTCCGACGGCGACGGCGACCAAGGCGACGGCGACCAAGGCGAGTCCGAAGAGTCCGACGAGGATTCTGACGGCGGAGCAGATGGCGACGGCGGCGACGATGCCGACGATGCGGGCGGTGACAATGCCGACGGCGGCGTTGACGGCGACGCCGGTGAAGATGAATCTTCAGACGGCGACGCGACGGGCGACGATGCGGATGCGATCGACGCGGAGGATGCGGAAGATGCGGACGGCAAGACGGCGTGCGCCGTGAGCGGCGTGCTGACGCTTCCGCCGGAATACTTGAAGGAGGTCGCGGACAAGGTGTTCGCGACGCCGACAAGCGAAATCGAGAACGTCCTCCGCAGGTTCGCGCAGCGGATCGCGAAGCAGAAGGGAGCGCAGGCCGCCGGTCGGTGGTCCGCGCTGACCGGGCGCATCGACCCGAGGCGAGACGCGCAGGACAAGGACCGCATCTTCCGCAGGAGCAGCGACGTCGGCGACGCAATCAACACCGCCGTACATCTCACCCTGTGGGTGGACACGAGCGGGTCGTTCTGCCGAAGCGTCCCGTTGCTGAACCAAATCCTCGCCGCGACGTACCGCGCGATGAAGATGAGCGGCGGCAAGCTGGACGTGGACGTGGTGAAGATGAACTACTTCGCCACGGTCGCAAGCACGAACGACTGGCAGATAGTGGCGCACGGAGGCAACAACATCAACCACACGTACGTCGACGCGTGGCGCAAGACCCGCAAGAAGAACAAGCGCAACATCGACGTCGTTGTGTTCGACGGCGAGGCGTGCGGCTACTACGGGAACGCAACAAAGTTGTACATCGACGAAATCGTAAAGCAGATATGGGATAATCCCGACTGCCACCTCGTCGTTGACCACACCAACGGCGATTGGACGGGCAAGTTGAAGCGGGCGCACGTTACGCTGTTGACAGGCAACTACGCGGAGAGCCTGCAAGCCGAGGTGATAAAGCTGCTGGACAGGATTCTGTGAGGCTAGGGTTTGAGACCGTGACACGGCGGGCACGGCGCGTGTTGAGCGTGCCGCGCCCGCCGCATCACGTCCCAATTCCGGGATGCGGGAAACAGAAAGGACAAAGAGAATGAAAGCGAAAGCGAAAGCGAAGAAGAAGCGGACGAAGTTCGTGGTGGCGTGGGCCGAGTACCTCGTGAATGAGCATAAGGACCAGCTCGGGTGCGGCGCGTTCCGCAGGACGTTTGACACTGCGGAAGGTGCGCACAGGGCAATCATGGATTCAATCTACAACGACACACGGATATATCTTCAACAGCAGGTTGACGCGGAAATCATTGATCCAATCAAGGACGGCGACGTCGACGAGGTTGTCCGAGACGGGCTTTGGTACGACGATGTTGACCTCGTGAAGTTCACGACGCGCGACATCGAGTACGTGTATTGCGTACAGGAAATCGAGGTCTGAAAGGAGGCAACCCATGAGCATGAGCGGACACGTGCAGACGAAGCACGAGATTGAGTACGGCGGCTCCTACTTCGGGTGGAACCAGCCCGCGGTGTACGGATGGCTCGTCGAGCACGACGCGAACGTGTGCAGCGACGAGAACAACGTGGAGTACGCGACGGAATGGGAGATTCCGAAGTCCGACCTCCGCAAGATTCCCGAGTCAGCGTTCGACGAGATCGACGCCGACGGGGACATCGACGCGGACGAGCTTCGGGAGTTCGTTGAGGAGCTTCTTGAAGCGCCGACGGGCGAGTACGCCTACGTGTCGTGGTTCTGACAGGAAACAACAAGCGAAAGGAGACAACGATGAACATTGAGATACCGAAGAACACCTACTCGGTGGATGCAGACCCTGTTATTGCCGAGACGATAAAAAAGTGTATTGCAGAACTGTCAAAGTCTGACAATGCAGATATAATTCGCCATCCTCAAAATGATTGGCACAGGAAAAACAGGACTTGCGTTGACGATGACTACATCGGGTTTGAAGTGTGCAAGCATTTTGTCATGGCTGGTTATCATGCCGCCGTGCAATCGTACCTTGGCATTGTGCAATACTTCGCCATATCAAAGAAGCCGATAGACAAGCGTCTTGAAAGGCACATCATCGGATAACAACCAACGAAAGGAGAAGCCAAGATGGCAACTGAACACATCTACACCGTGTCGTCGCACGACGACTGCGACGCGGGACTCGACCACTGCGTAGCCGGGAGCTACCGCACGCTCGACCGCGCCGTGGAGGAGTGCGTGAACTACATCCTCGAACGGCTCGACGCCCGCGACGACCTTGCATGGGGGATGGCGAACGACGAGAACCACGAGGATGCGGGCAAGTTCTTCGGGGACGACGAGGACGGGTACTACTGCGTCAAGGACGAGGCCGGACTGCGCGAGTACCTCCGAGACGAACTTGAGTTGCAGCGGTGCTACTACGTCTTCGACGGGCAGGACGCGTTCCACTTCGACATCGACGAGAACGACATCGAGGACTGAAAGGAGCGCGATATGGGACAATGCTACAGCGTGACCCTCAAGGCCAAGCTCAAGGACGCCGACGCGTTCGTGAGGCTGACGAGGGAGTTCGCGAACGGCTGGTCGCAGGACTACAAGGACAAGCTGACCGGCATCAACGGCATCATCAACTTCATCGTCGGTGATGGCAGCGTGGACGTATGCTACGAGGACGGCTGGCCCGTTTTCCGCGGCGACTTCGACGCGCCGTATTCGTGGGACGGCGTGATGTCCGAGTGGTTCGAGGACGTCGCCCCGAGCCTCGTGGACGGCAGTTCGATCGAGGTTTGGCCCGACGAGGGCAGCTGGAAGCGCACGGTCGTGGGCGGCGAGGCGTCCGAGACGGAGTGCTGGGAGTGCGACGACGAAGAGGAGGACGGCGATGGCGACGACGAGTGACGCAGACATGACGTAGCCGAAACGGCGCGGACATCCACGGACGTCCGCGCCGTCCTGGGTAGGGCGGCAACCTTCCAGCTTGACGATGGCAAGCCAAACGAAACAACCAACAAGAAAGGAACGCAACAATGAACGAACTGGGATTCAACTACAAGCCGTACCGCCTCGGGCGGTTCTACGACATCGGCATCTACATCCGCACGCCGAGCGGCGACCGCCTGAAGATGTTCGGCGGCAGGTACGCGACGCTCTCCGAGGCGAAGGCCGTCGCAAGGCGATTCAACGAGGAAACGGGGGTGGAGGCATGAAAGCAAGACTGACGATAGACATTGACGCAGACGACGTTCCGGCCGTCGTCGAACACGCACTGTCCGACTTGCGCTGGTCGCTCTTGAACAAGGGCAGCAGCAACGAGATCGGACGCCTATGGGCTGAGGCGCAGTCAAGCGGTTGCGACATCGCGATGTGCTTGAACGCAGGCCGAGGATGGGACGCTCAGTTCGTGATGACGACGCGGCAGGACATCGGCATGGCCGTTGAGTTCGTGAAGGAAGGAGAAAACGAATGATACTTGAAATGGAGAACCACTGCGACAAGTGCGACGCCGTGATCGAGTCCGAGTGCAAATACGACGAGTTCGTCCGCCACAGGGTCGGCCGCGTCGTCTGCCCGAACTGCGGACAGGTGAACAAGCCGTGCAACGAGTGCATGGACCATTCGGACTGCGACAACTGTCCGTATGAATCCGCTGGCATCGTTAGCAGTTTGGACGAAGCGCCGTGCGCCAATGCGATTGAGCGATACCGCCAAGGCGTCATCACCCTTGAGGAGCTGGCTACCAAGGTGAAGGCGTGGGCGAACGGCATCATCAAGGCGGTGCGCGCCGAGCGGCGCGCGATCCTCGCCGAGTTGCGCAAGGGCGAGGGCAAGAAATCGAAAGGAGCGGGCAAATGAAAATCGAAACCGATACGTTCTATGTCGTGGCGAACATCAGCGGCGGCCACCGCAACCCGACATTCGCACATCAGATTGGAACCGGCACGACCGATGCGTGGGGAGACGCCGCAACCGCGGACCGCTTCGATACGCGAAAGGAGGCAGAAGCCTTCATCCGTTCGGAGTTCGAGAAGGATTGCCGTCGCCGGTACAGGCCGATGCGCGTCAGGATTGACATGAGACTCTACAACTAACGAAAGGAGAAAACCAATGAGAATAGTAACCCAAACGACCACCCGCTACTTCCCCGACGACCCGAAGAACAAGGTGTTCTCCGTGGATGTCTACGTCACCGTGTGCAAGTGCTACAAGATCGAGGCGAAGGACGAAAAGGAGGCGGAGGCGAAGGCCGAGAGCGAGCTGGTCGACGCCGGACGCGGCGCCGACGATGCGACCTACATCCACAACCTTGCCGACCGTGGGTTCCAAGACGCCGAGGAATCTGAAACCCGAGTCTCCGGCGAGGCCGACGAGAACGGCGAAATCCAGTATTACTAGCCCCAAAGGAAAGGACAAGAAAAAAATGAAAACACCGAAAGAAGTTGCCGCCGACATTGTGTATCAGTATTCGTTCGTCCTGAACACGCCCGACTATCGAGGCAAGAACGTGACTGGGGCGGAGTTCGCAAAGCTAATCGCAGAAGTGTACGATGTTTCCATCCACGGCGCAAATCACTACGCCGCCATCATCGCGGAGGACTACATCGCAAGCATACGCCACGCCGCATCGGGCCGCGTTACTTGGAAGTTCAAGGAGGCGTGACATGGCAGACAAAGTGTTCGTCGCAATCATCATGCCGCACCTTTGCGGCATCCAGGACTTGAGCATCCGCCTCTTCTCGTCGATCGTCTCGGCGCAGATGTGGGTGGACGAGGCGCTTGCCGACTACGAGCATGACGGCATCGAGGTCAACTGGGACATCCAGGAGTACGGTGTCCTGTAAGCAAACAGAAAGGAGACAACATGAGAATCTACGCAATCTACCACGTCCTCGAACAGACGTTCATCAAGTGGGGCGTCAACGGCGGAGGCAAGGAGGGCTACTGCCTGCTCCGTGGCAAGCCGTGCTTTTTCAAGACGCTTGCGCTTGCACAGAGTGCGGTGCAGTCGTTCGACAACCCCGATAACTACGAAATCTGCGTGTTCGAGGAGGTGCACGAATGAAGAAGTACACCATCCGCCTTGAGCGCGAGGAGTTTTACGAGATCGTCGTTGACGTGGTTGCCGAGAGCGAGGCCGAAGCCGTGACCGAAGTCGAGCGCAGGCACGACGACGGCGAGTTTTGGAACAGGATGAACAAGGACGGGCCGTACGATTCGAGCGAGCACATCTACTGCGTGAGCGAAAGCGAGGTGCCAGCATGAAACTGAATCTAGTTGCGGATTACACGGTGCCCGGAACGGGCGGGAAGCGACATGTAGTCACGCTCTGCATTGACGGCAGCGCCAATTTGATGGGGCTGATCGACATGGCGACGTTGAACTTCCCCACCGATTTGGGAGAATTCGAGAAGGTTCGCCCCAAAACGCTCACGATGTGCGAAAGCGGGAAGAAGGCGGAAGCGGTCGCTACGAGTTGGAGAAGCAACTACAAGAGCGACGGGCGGCTGTGGGACTATTCGCCCATTGACGCTTATCAGGCGTACAAAGAATCGGAAGAGGGAAGCGAGGTGCCGGCATGAAGAAGAAGTACATCGTGCACACCCACCTCGGCGACATGCAGACCGAGGCCGCCACCCCGGCCCGGGCCAAGTCCAACATCCAGTTCAAAATCTTCCGCAGGTCGCCCGCCGCGAAGCGGTACACGAGGACGTGGACCGTGAGCGAGGCGACGAGCTGAACAAGACAACCCCAAAGAAAGGAGCAACCAATGAAGTTCAATGACGTTATGACCGCGCTGTACAAGGACGGCGTGTCTCTCCCGATCGTCAACCGCATCGAGTGGCTGTCGAGCGAGTTCGCCACGAAGGAGGCGTTCTTCCTGGCGTCCAAGGGCGACTTGCTCGCCGCGTTCGCCAGGATGTGTCCCGACGCGAAGCGCGACCTCGGCGACAAGTTCTTCGCCGCGATGTCCAAGGCCGTGGTGCTTTGGAAGACGCCAGACGACAAGCCCGCCGCAAGGCCCAGCCACGCAACGCCCGAGCGCGACCCGCGCCTCGACGAAACGCTGACCAACGCGGAGGTGCTTCTCGTCGCAGAGCTGATGGAGCGGTTCAAGAAAACGGAGGTGTCCGTCGACTGGATTCTCCAGCAGGTGAAGCTCGCAAGGGCGTAGCTGGCGGCTGAAAACAATTCCGCATTTGCCACTTGTCAACAGGTGGCAAATGCGGTATGATCTGAAGCAAAACAAACAACCAAAAAGGAAATGAAAAATGAAAGAGTCATACGAACAAAAAGTTGCGACGTTTAATCAGGCGGCAGGAGCGCGGTACTCGGCAGAGGTGCGTTTCCTCACATTCCGCCGGACGCGCAAGGGAATCAAGGTTGGTTATACGTTGGCAAAACGCCATGAGATTGCCGACCTTCAAGCGTATGTCATGCGTGCAGGAGAACCGTACTATATGGCCTGAACACACAGATACAAACAACCAACGAAGGAGAATGAAAAATGAAAATGAAATTCATGTGCGACGGTTGCCGTTCCGTGATTCGCGACGGCGACGAGGGTTTTGACGCTGGCGAGTATTTCGCCGGTGTCATGGCGAGACGCGAGTATGGTCGGCGCGGCCATGTCGGCCCGTGCCGTCTGGAGTCGTGGACGGAGGACGGAACGTGCGGCGAATACGAGGCGTTCATTGGCGTATCAGACGGCAACGGAATGACTGGCAAAAACATTCGCTTTTCCGTCATCACTGAACGGGTTGAAGAATGATGGCGAAAAATGACATCCATCGCGTCCGCTCCGCCGCAGGCAGGGCGGGCGCGATCTCCCGCTGGCAGGGCGTGGACCGCGAGTCCACCGTCCAGGTGCGAGTGTTCGCAGACGATGCCAACTGGCTGAAAGCACAGCCCGGCACGATTGCGGAGAACGTGCGCAACCTCCGCAACGCAACAACAGACGCAACGAGAAAGGAATCAACATGACAGACGATACAACCCCAACCCCTCCCGCGCCGCCCACGAAGCCCGGCTACACGTGGCGCATCCCGATGGAGCGCGTGCACGAGCTCGCAGTCGCGCGCGGCAAGCTCGGAGGCAGGAAGTCCCACGGCGGCGGACGCAAGAGAAGCCCGCAGCCGCGCAAGCCCGTCGCCATGCAGCAGTCCGCGTACGACACGTTCCGCATCTGCGCCGCGTCCGAGGGCAAGTCGCGCGTGCAGTTCCTCACGGAAATCGCCGACGCCCTGCGGACGAATCCGAAGTACGCCCACCTGTTCCCCGGTGGGCTTCCGCCGCAGGAGTGACATGGCGTAGCAATAGGCGAACATGACGGCGCAGGGCGGCGCGTCCCATCCGCGGGGCGCGTCGCCTTGCCCGTTTTTTTTACGCGCGCGGGCGTGCGGAGGCGTGTGTGCGGGCGCGTTGAACCATTCAACGCCATGCGAAACCATGCCGAAAAAGTTTTTTCAATTTTTTTTCAACAGGGGCTTGACGGTGTTATAACATTCTGATAAACTTTGCGCCGTCAACCCAAAACAGGAGATGAAAAATGAGCGAGTCGAGAAACGGAAAGCACAAAGAAGGAAATGTTTTATTAGGCGCTATGGTCGAGCCGCAGAAAAAAGCCATTGCAATCGTCACCGCAGCAGTTCTTGCTGGCGAGGGGCGTACTCTGACACAGACGGAAATCATCTGGGAGGGCATTCTTCGCATAGCGAAGTCGTGCGGAGTGGTTGACGAGAACGGAAAGCCTACTCCTCGATACGCCGACGCAGTTCTTCTTGCTACCGAAAGCGTAGTGAATGGCAACAAGAGCAACCGTGGCACCCGTGGAGGCAAGCGCAAATGAGACTGTCTGAACAGGCTATGGCCGCAGCGAAGCGAATCGCGGAACGGAAAGGTGTTGACGTGAAAAAGGTGATCGAAGCCTATGCCAAGGCCGCAACGTCGCCAAAAATGAAACTGAACACTTCGGTTTTATTTTTGGACTAGTAATGTTATAACATTGTTTGAAAGGTCTAACAAGCATGAACCAAACCGAACAGACAAGCGAGCGCAAACCCTACACCATCCTGCTGGCAGACGACGAGGTGGCGTGGGTGCGCGACTACACGAAGGTGGACGCCGTTGCGCCGGCCGTTGTCGCCGTGGTGCGCAAGGCGCGCGAGGCGCACGAGAGGGGCGCGATGTGATGTACTACTGGCGGCGAGAGTTCGTGAACGAGCGGCTGGGAATCACAAGCTCCCAATCATACCGCCTCGTCCCCGCCACGGAATCGGGGCGCATCCGCTCCGACTCCGTGCTCTCGCTGCTCAACCGCTCGCGCGTCGGTATCCGCGACGCGCTGACCTCCCTGCCAGCCGACCTGCTCACGCTCGAACAGACCGCCGCGCGCTTCGCCGACAGCGGCGTGACAGAGCGCGACCTCCGCAGATGGATTAGGCGCACGCGCAACCCCGCGCCGCACTTCCGCCTCAACAGGAACACGGTGCGTTTCTCCGCAGGGCTCCTCGATGCGTGGCTCGCAGAAACGTCCGTCCTGCATGGCGCGTGGCACAGGAAGGAGGTCGCATGACGCAGGAAACCGAACGCCGCGCGATCGCATTCATCCGCACGATCGCAAACCGTTGCACCTCCTGCTTGCGGCGCAACGCGGAGACTTGCCGCAACTGCGTGTCCTCGTGGGCCAACGAGATAATGACGGACTACGAGCGCGAACTGTCGTGCGAGAGCGGCGGGCCGACGCAGGACTACTCGCTCGCGGCGCGGATGCTGATGGTCGCCGACGCGCTCCGCAAGGCGGGGAGGCCGCTCGCCGCGAACGAGATAGACATGCAGGGGTGCTGCTCGAAGCAGCTCAAATACTGGACGCTGATGCGGATGGTCCGCCTCGGCTTCGTCGCGCGCGACGTCGCGGACGGTCCGCCGTACCGATACAAGCAAACGGCAAAGGCATTTCCCGCCGCGAGGCGGGCGTAACAGACAAGTAAACCGCAAACAAGAGAGAAGCACATGAAAGAGAAAACACAGAGTACGGCTACGGCATTGGCCGTGGCGCAGCCGCAGGGCGGAACGGCCCTCGCGAACATAATCCCAATCAACAGCATAGAGGACGTGTCCCGCCTCGGCGTGGCCGTCGCGAAGTCCGGCTGGTTCGGGACCATCCCGCAGTCAACCGGCGAAATGATCGCCATGACGATGTTGCAGGAGAGGATTTCCCCTGTGACGTTTAAAAAGAAATACCACATTATCAACAACTCCCTGTCCGTCACGTCGCGCGCCATCGTCAGCGCGTTCAAGCGCATGGGCGGCAAGATGAAGCTCCACGAGGTCGGCAAGGAGAAGTGCGACATCACGTTCTCCTACGACGGCAACGAGCTCCGCTACGCCGTGACGTTGCAGGAGTTCATCGACAACGGCGTTGCGCTCGCGAAGGACGGCGCGACGCTGAAGGACAACTGGGCGAAGTTCTCGGGCGACATGCTCTACGCTCGGTGCTGTTCGTTCGCAATCCGTAAAATATGCCCAGAAGCGGACGACGGGCTCTACACCACGGAGGAGGTCGCTGACTTCGACGACGCGCCGGCCGCGCCCGCGCCGAAACCGGAGCCCATCAAGATCGACAAGTCCGAGGTCGCCTCGCGCATCGCGAAGGCCGAACCAGCAGCGGCGCCGACGCCAGCACAGCAGCAAGAAATCGTGGAGGCCGAGGTTGTGGAACCCGTGCCGACGCCGGCACCTGCCGCACCTGCCGCATCAGCAGCACCGCAGTCCGCTCCGTCCGCCGCCGACACCTGTCCGATCAAGGGCCCCTTCTTCAACGTCCCCTTCTCGCAGATGGAGCCCGACATCCTCGGCTACCTGCTCCTTGCCGACACGGCGGCTAACCACCCCGAGCTGACGCCCGCGCACGTCGATAGCGCGAAGGCGGCGGCCCGCGCAAAGGGAATGGAGGTCTGACATGAGCACCGACAACCTACCAACGTTGCAGAGCATGGTCGAGCTTTCCGTCGCAAAGGAACTTGCAGACACCACGGCCGCGCTCGCCCCGATAACCGCCGTGCAGAACGACGCCGACGCGCGCCGAGCCAAGAACGCCGTCAAGGCCGTGAAGGCGGTCGTGAAGCTCATTGCCGAGGCGCGCCTCTCCGCAACGCGACAGGCCGACGCGTGGAAGAAGCGAGTGATGGAACAGGAACGCGAGTTTACCGCCGCCGCAAACAAGGAAGTTGCCCGCGTTGACGGGCTTGTGGGCGAGTACGTCACCGCCAAGGCGAAGGCCGAGGAGGAGGCGCGCAAGGCCGAAGAAGCCAAGCGAGCGGCTGAACTTGCCGAAGCGCAGCGCGCCGCAGAGGCCGAGGCCGCGCTGACCGGAAACGCCGTCGCCGTGCCCGTGCAGATGCCCGACGAGGAACCGCAGAAGAAAACTCCCATCGTGCAGGGCGTGACCGCACGCACCGTGTGGACTTTCGAGATCGTCAGCCCCGACCTCGTGCCGCGCGCGTACTGCGTCCCCGACGAGAAGGCCATCCGCGAGTACATGAACGCCGTGAAGTCCTCCGGTGCCGACATCGACGCGCTGAAGATTCCCGGCGTCGCGTTCCGCAAGGAGATTCGCGTCTGACAGATTCCTCGGCGGCGCGGTTTCTTCTCTGCGTTCCCCTCGCCGCCGAGGAAATTCTTCAAAGCGCGGAGAGCAAAAGACAACAACAAAGAAAGAAGCAAGAAAATGAGTGCAGTGATACCTACCCCGAAGAAGAAGCAGTACGAAACAGTCTACGAGGGCGGCGCGACCGTCGTCTCCGTCGAGCCTACCGAGCTCCGTTTCACCGACGGGCTTACCGAAGAGGAGGCCGCGAACGGCTTTCTCATCGCGTTCACGGTGAAGCCAGACGACGAACGCCTTTCCAACGTGTCGCTTGAACTGGAGTTCAGCGACCGCGAGTGCAGGGGGCCGTCCCTTGCCGGCAAGAAGCAGAAGGACGCCACGCGCGAAGACCTCTTCCGCCACAAGCTCATCGGCGGCGCGGACGCGGCGAGCGCGAACGTCGCGGAGGTGTTCGACACCGCCGTCGGAAAGAAGGTTCAGATCCGCGTCGTCGACGTGACCGACCCGAACAAGGCCGAGAACAACGTGCGGAGGCAAGTGTACTTCTCCAACCGCCCGGCCACGCTTTCCGCCGCCGAGCGCGCCCGCCGCATCGCCGTGCTGACCGGACGCCCCGTGCCCGCGGCGCAGGCCGCGCCAGCGCAACAGGCCGCCACGCCGGTCACGGCGAACCCTTTCTGACGCTCTAGCGAGCCCTAGCACTGGTCCCAGTCATGCACGTCGTCGTAGATACTAGAGAGAAAAGGCCGTGGGTATTCCCCGATGGAGTCGAAACCTCCGTCGGCACGATCCGGCAGGGCGACTACGCTCTCCGTGGAGACAACGGGTTCTCCATCGAGCGGAAGTCGCTGCGAGATTTCCGCGACACCGTAGTGTGTGACTGGGACCGTTTTCAGCGCGAACTCCTCCGCATGGACTTGGCGGGGTTCGCGGCGAAGGTCGTTATCGTGGAAGGCGACTTCGCGGACTACTGCTTCAAGGAGCTCCCGAACGAGGGCATCGAGGAACCTGCCGCCGGCGTTGACGAAGTGTTCACGCCGCAGCTCGCCGCCCGCCGCGTCGCGGAGCTCACCATCTTCCACCGAACGACCGTCCTCTTCGCCCGTGACGAGGGCATCGCCGCCGCGCTCGCTTTCCAGATTCTCCTTCAGCGGCAAATCCAGCTCACTGGCGTAGTGAAACTCCCGAAGATACAATGATTTCAACAGCCACACAGACGATCTCCTGCACGGTGTCGCGCGTAGTCCACCCGCGCGAGCCGTTCACTGACGGACAGCCTCGCTTCTGCGTGCTTCTCACGTCTGCGGGGAAGGCGACCGGCATGTTGCCGTTCTACCCCGAGACTGGGATGCGCCTCAAGCTCACGGGCGAGCGCCGAGAGTACAACGGAGAGCTCCAGTTCAAGTTCTCGCGCGCCTTGCACGACGCGCCAGCCGACCCGAAGGCCCTTCTCGACTACGTTGCCTCCATCGCAAAGGGCATCGGCCCAAAGACAGCCGAGCGAATATGGGCGGAGTACGGCGCGGAATGGCAGGAGCGCATCGACGACATGAAACCGTCCGTGTCGCTCGCCCTGCACCGCACGATGGACGCGCTCGCCGCGAACAAGGCGCGCTCCGAGCTGACGGTGTACATGATTTCCATTGGCGGATCCCCGCGCATGGCGGACGCGGCGTGGGCGGCGTGGGGCGAGAACGCCGCCGCGACGATAGAGGCGAACCCTTACCTCCTCGCAACGCTCCCCGGCCTCGGCTTCAAAACGGTTGACGGCGACATCAGGAAGCATTTCAAGATCGGCGACTCCGACATCCGCCGCGCGACGGCGGCGATCGACTACGCGCTCCGCGACATGATGGAATCCTCCGGCGATTCAGTGGTGTCGCGCGACGCGCTGTACTCGCAGTTCCACGAGCTGAACGTGCCGCGCTCCGTGGCGTCGATTGCGATGGCGAAGCTCGTCGGAAGCGGGCGCGTGGTGTTCGTCGGCATGGACAAGGTGACGACGAGCCAGGTGGTGAAGCACGAGGGGGACTTGTACAGGTACATTACCGACAATGCGTCAAGCCAGCCCGCAAAACTGTTCATCCCGTACGATGCAATACGCGACATCGACGTGAAGTTCGACGACTCGCAGGTGATTGCAATAGCGGCGGCGACGTCCAACGTCGGGCTGACCGTAATCAACGGCGGTGCAGGTGCGGGCAAGACAACGATCATCAAGGCTATTTGCAACATCCTAGAATCTCGCGGCTGCTCCGTAGACCTCTGCGCGTTCGCAGGCAAGGCCGCCGCACGACTTCGCGAGGCAACGGGCCACCGCGCCTCGACCATCCACTCCATGCTTGCCTTTTCGGGAGAAGGCTTGGGTTTCACGGCAGGGAACCTGCATGGCTGGTCGGTGGTCGTGGACGAGGCGTCGATGGTCCCGTCCTCGCTCCTTTTTGAAATCACCAAGCGCGACCCCGAGCGGCTGATTCTCGTCGGCGACCAGGCACAGCTCCAGCCGGTCGGCATCGGCTCGCCGTTCCACGACGTTATCGACACGTTGCCGACAGTTGTTCACACGCTGACCACCTGCTACCGCAACAAGGAGGCCGTGTTCGCCGCCGCGTCGCAGGTGCGCAACGGCGATCTCCCCGACGAGGGCAAGTCCCGCAACGAGGAGTTCGCCGTCATGCGGTTCGACACGCCAGAGGCCGTCCACGCCTACATCGACGAGCTCGTGAAGTCAGGCGCAATCGACTTCGACCACGATCTCGTGCTGTCGCCGCGCAACGGCGAGGGCGAGGAGCCCGCCGCCGCCACGGTGAAATCGCTCAACGCGAGCATACAGGCGTTGCAGAACCCGCACGAGGAAGGCGTGAAGTTCCTTGCGGAAGACCGCGTGATGTGTACCAAGAACTTCCCGAAGCTGGACATCTGGAACGGCACGACCGGATGGATTACGCGCGTTGACGGTGCGGGCAAGCCGTACTTCCTCCCCGACGGCGCGGATTCCGAGTACGACGAGATACGTCTCGGCGAGAAGGAGCAGCAGGCGGCGATCACGCCCGCGTGGTGCCTGACCGTCCACAAGGCGCAGGGGTCTCAGTACCGCGACGTGTACGTAGTCTGCCTCCGCCGCGACGCAGCGCGCCTGTTCGACCGCTCCATGCTCTACACGGCGATCACGCGCGCAAAGCGCAAGTGCGTCCTGCTGACCGACGACGGCATAGACCGCATCATCGGCGCCGTGCGCCGCCGCAACACGTACCTCCGCCATCTGTTCAAGGGGGAGCTGTGACGTGAGCAAGGCAATCTACAACTGCGACGACGTGAAGCGGCTCGTGACGTGCCGCGCCTACCTTGAATCGCGCGGCATCCGCCTAGACGCGGCGAGCCGTTGCGTGGCGACGTGGCGCGGCGGCACGCATCCGAACGTCCACGTGAGCGTGAAGGACGGCACGGAGCTGTGGCACGATTTCAAGACCACCCACGGCGGCACAGTCATAGACCTTTGCATGGAGGTGGAGGGGTTCACCGACGCGCAGATGGCGGCGAACGCCCTCGGCGAGCGGTTCAACGTGCCGCAGAAGCACAAGAAGCAGAAGCCAGCAGTCCGCACGCGCGGTCAGATGCTGACCGACACTGGCTTCTCACTCGTCACCACCTACGAATACGCCGACGTAGACGGCAATCCGATGTACTACGTGGACCGTTACGAGTGGCGCAATCCGTTCTCGCCAGTCCCGGACGGATTCAAGCGCAAGGAGTTCGTTCAGCGCACGCCCGAGCACGAGGGGCTTGATGCCGACACGCCACAGCTCCTGTACAAGCTCCCGCAGGTCGCGGCGGAGACCGGCACGGTGTACATCGCGGAGGGCGAGAAGGACGTGGAGACGCTTTGCGCGTGGGGCCTTACCGCGACAAGCAATTCCGGCGGCGCGTCCAAGGGCGGGTCGAAGAAATGGCCTACCGCCATGAACAAGTACCTCGTTGGCAAGGACGTGGTGGTCCTAGCCGACAACGACGAGAACGGGCAGGCGCACGCAGACAACCTCCGCGAAGTCCTCGCGCCCGTCGCGAAGTCGATCCGCGTGCTGACCGTATCGAAGCTCCCGAAGGGAGACGTTACCGACTGGGCCGAGCAGGAAGGCGGAACGAAGGACAGGCTCCTGGGGCTTGCAGCGGCCACGCTGCCCGTCGCAGTGCGCGCCGTGGAGGACGACGCGACGGCAACCGCCCTCGCAAACGCGAAGCTCGCCAACGAGACGCCGTTCGCCAACTACGTCGTCGCGTTTCGCGAGGGCTCGTCAGGCCGCAGCCGCCGCATGGACGAGCCGCGCCCGATCAACGACCTCGTTGCTGACGTGCACACACGCCTCCTCGGATTCCCAAAGCGCCTCGGCGACTACACCCTGTTCGACCATGACCGCGACACGGGGCGCATCGAGATACTTGACGGCAAGGACGCGCTCTTCGCGTGGATAGGTCAGAAGTCCAAGCGGTGCGTGGTGTGGAAGAAGATAGACGGCGCCGTGAGCAAGGGCGAACTCTACTCCGGCCTCCTCCGCGCCGCGCCGCGCTACGAGAAGACGAGCGACATCCCCGACTTCCCCATGCGGAAGGACGTGTACTACACGTTTGGCAACATCCAGAAGCCGACGCCCGGACACGGCGCGTTCAAGGAGCTCCTGTCGTTCTTCGACCCGGAGGACGACGCGTCCGCCGCGCTGCTCGCCGCGTTCTTCGCCTCGCCAATGTACTTCAAGTACGGATTCCAGCGCCCGTGCTGGATCATCGACTCTCACGAGGCGCGAGGCGTGGGCAAGACCACACTCGTGAACCGCGTCGCGGAGCTGTACGGGTGCAAGCCAATCTGCACGAACCGCAACGAGCTTGAGCGCAACGCGCAGGAGCTTTTGAAACGCATAGTGTCAGTGACTGGCCGCGCATCACGTATTCTGTTGCTCGACAACCTCAAGGGCAAATTCGACGACCCGCAGTTCGCCGACCTCGTTACCGCGCCGTCGATTTCCGGCCGCGCCCCTTACGGCCACGGCGAGGAGTTCCGGCCTAACGACCTGACTTTCGTCATCACATCAAACTCCGCCGTCATCGGCTCGGACATCGCGAGTCGCGCGTTCATGGTGTTCCTGTCGCGCCCGCCCAAGAAGCAGAACTGGACGCGCGACGTGATCAAGCACATCACGGACTGCCGCATGGAAATCCTCGGCGACATCTACGACATCTGCAATTCCGTCCGCGCACCGGAGAGCCTCCGCACCTACACGCGCGTCCCGGACTTCGAGCGCGAGGTGGTGTACCCAATGTGCGGTGACGAGAAGCGGTTTGCATCCGCGATGGAGTCCATGCTCGCCGCGCGCGACAGCGCAAACTCAGACGCCGAGATCGCCCGCGATGCGGTTGACACCATCCGCGACGAACTACGCAAGACAATAACAGGCTTTGACCCAGACACTGGCATCGTCTTCCTCCGCACGAACGTCGTGACGTTCTGGCTGAAGAACCTCAAGCTCGACGCACAGGACGTGTGGAACATGGTGAACACCAAGCAGATAAGATGCTTCCACAGGACTATCAAGTCGTTCCCGCGCCACGGTTCGCACCCGCTTCGCGGACGCGGGTTCATGTACATCGGCCCGAACGTCATCCCTCCAGAGACGGCAGAGGTGAAAATCCTCCGCATGTCTGGCGAGAAGTCCGTCGTCATCGCCGGGAGCGAGCCGTCGCAGCGACTGATGCGCGACCTCGCGGACGAGGGTTGGTTCGCGCGGGCTACGTCCGTGGTGGACGCCGACGCAGAGTGGAGCGACGAGCAGGCGGACGCGCCGCAACAGCAAATCTCTAATGAAATCCCAACGGAGGCATTGCCGCTATGATCATACATACTTACAAGAACGACCGCGGCATGACCGCGAGCACGGACGGCACGCGCTGGTGGGCCGGCGCGGAGGCAGACGAGGCTTCAATCGCAATCGTGGAGTTGCAGCCGGTGTCCACCCTGTTTCCAGTCGTGGACGGAGGCGTGAGCGGCGCGACCGTCGCAAAGGCACGCGCCGTGTTCATTTCATCGCTGCGAAAGACGGCGCCGACCGTCGCGCCGAGCGACGACGTGGAGCGCGCAATCCTCCGCACGGCGTGGGACGACGCGGTGAAGTTCGCAGAATCGCACATGGTGTTCAGCGTCGGCTTGCCGGTGTTCGACACGAAGATGCTGCTCGTCGGCACGGCTGACGCGCTGTGCAAGGACGAGCGCGGCGCGGTGTATTCGTACTGCTACGCGCCGGACGGCTTTGCGTACGGCGGCGAGGTCAATACGGTGGTGCGTATGCTCCAACGAGGATTTCCAATCGACGCGGAGGACGATCCGCACGGGACATACACGCTCCGCGAGCTGTCGCGCGCGCTGCTTGCGGTGGTCAACCGCGACAACACGGAGTGGTACGCGAAGAAGCGAGAGCAATTTTGACAAACAAAAAGGAGACGCAGAAATGATCGAACTCACAAAGACCAAGATTGCGATGGCGGACGAGATCGTGCGCCTGCGCCGCGCGCTCACTTGGGCGTGGCTTGCGATAGCCGCGCTTTCGCTTACCACGATAGGCGCTTGCCTCATCGCGTGGGAGGTGGCGAAATGAATACGCGGAAGAAGAACAAGTTTCTCAATGCCACGATTGCAAAGATGAATGAGATCATTCGTCTCAAGGATGAGATATGCGACAATGAGACCAGTCTTAAACACGCATACCGAGAAGAAGTGGAATCATTGAAGCGTTCGTTGTTTGGCGAAAACCCTCCAGCAAATCCAATCGTGGCGCGCAGAAACATCATGATAGACGACAGAGAGTGTGGGGCACTTCCGTGCTTTCTCGTGCGCCTCACCAGACAAGGACGTGCTTATGACGACTACGAAAACGTGTCCATGTATTCGGCTGACTTAGTAATGGATAGAAACGCAGTATTGACAGGACTTGAAGCTCATGTTGCGTTTGACGCCATACGGTCGCTGATGGAATTCGTTGTGCATGGAGGTAGCACGCACAACTAAACGGATTTCCCTGCACGGGTGTGCGGGGGCCGTCCGCGCGTGGCCGACACGCCGGATAGCGGATGTGCGGTGGGTTGGTGTTTATCCCTTTGCGCGCGGGCGGCTTGTTTCTTGAACAACAGAAAAGAGAAGGACAGACAAATGAGAATCGAGACAGACTTGGACGGCGAAGTTGTAGGCGCGATAGATCGGCACTACCTCAACGCGAAAGAGAAGCACCCGTACTTCTGCGACGGGATTACAGGCGGAGACATCTATGGGCTTGTTAGCGAAAACTCTCACAAGTGGTCTTATAACGGGCAACATGAGTATTATAGCGGAGAGTTGAGATTGCGAAGAGACGAGGTTATACACATGTCAAAGAACGGGACACTTAAAGCAGAACACGTCCTTGCATGTGAATATTACGAAATGCTTGAGGCTTATGCTCGCGGAGACACCGCCACCGCCGTCGAGGAGTGCTACGACGCGATCGCCGTCCTCCTGCGCGTAGTTGATGTGCTGCAAGGGCGGCAGGCGTTGGGCAAGCCGAAGGAAAGCGAGGTTGCGCGATGAGCAAGAGGTACAGACCATTGACATGTTGCGACCGCGACTGCGCGGCGTCAAACCATTGCGGCGCGATGGGCGGCGTACAATGCCCTGATTGCGGGTGTTGGATATGCCCGATTGAAGGTGACGAGGACGGGCGGTGCGATGACTGCGCGGAGCGGCACAGGCTCGAAATGGAAGAAGAACAGGAGGACAAACGATGAAAGCATACAAAGGATTTAACAAGGACATGACTTGCCGAGGATTCCAGTACAATGAAGGCGGCGAGTACGAGACGGACGAGGCGAAGGTTTGCGACAGCGGCTTCCACGCTTGCGAGAACCCGTTGGATTGTCTCGCCTATTACCACCCCGCCGAAGGCTCCGTTTTTCATGAGGTGGAATTGGGCGGCGATATTCAGCGCGGCGACGACGACACCAAATGTGCCGCAACAAAAATCAAGATTGGCGCACGGTTGACACTTGCCGGGATGATCAAAGCGGGGCTTGATTTCGTTTTTGCGAAAGTCAAGAAATCTAAAACTCCGGCGGCAACATCCGGCTACCTCTCGACGGCGGCAACATCCGGCGACCGCTCGACGGCGGCAACATCCGGCGACCGCTCGACGGCGGCAACATCCGGCGACCTCTCGACGGCGGCAACATCCGGCTACCTCTCGACGGCGGCAACATCCGGCGACCGCTCGACGGCGGAAGTACACGGCAAGGAATCCGTCGCCGTAGTGACCGGGATTGACAGCAAGGCGCGAGGTTGCGTTGGCAGTTGGCTTGTGCTTACAGAGCGCGATGACAACTGGCACATTTTGGAGGTCAAAGCGATTTGCATAGACGGCAAGAAGTACAAGCCCGACACGTGGTACAAATTGAAAGACGGCAATGTCGTTGAGGCAGATGAGGTGGAAGATGGCGAGTGAGAACGGACAGGAGAAGCGCGAGACGCTTGCTGACATCGTTGCGGAGATGCGCAAAGTCAAAGGCTTTCCCGTTCCGTATGCCCCGAGTGGGTACGACGGCGTATGGGCGACAGATTTGATCGATTTCGCCGACCGCATCGAGGCGGCGTGGAAGCGTGAGCGCGCGGAGATCGAGGCGCAAGCCCTGTCCATTGGCGGAATTGTCGAGTCGTCACGGCATAAGCAGAAGCCGCAGGGCAACGCGGCGGCGATGCGCGATGCGCTGGTTTGCCTGAAGAATACAGAACTGGCCTTTTGCGAGAATAACGTAAGGCTAGGTGTCGGTCTGACGGCGCTTGGCATGGAACTTCATTGCAGAATAATGCGCGAACTTATCGAACCCGCGCTCGCCGCGCCGCCGAGGAATTGCGACCTTAAAGAATTATCTACTGATGAAGGCATTGTTTCCGCACATGAGAGATTCTGTGAGTCTTGGCATGACGGTGGAAAAACTTGCGCCGAGTGCCCTAATAATCCTAAGTCGCCGTTGATTAAATGTCGGGAAAAGTGGCTCTTAGCCCCGTCGGCGGAGAAAGGAGCGACGGAATGACACATGACAGCTATTGCGAGACCGTGCCCGAACTTGTGGAGTTATCAAGACAATGCCAATACGGAGGCATCACGGGGCGTCCGTACAGGCTTAAAGGGTACTTGACACTTCCAGACGGAAGGCGATTCTGGCTAGGCGAGATTGCGGTCAAATACGATGGGTGGGGCGATGGACTCATTACGGACGTAGTCCTAGAAATCCGTGCGTCAAAGTTTGAATTAGAGATTAGCGAAGAACAAACAACGGAGAACGGAGCGGGCAATGGAAAGTAACGTGCAGAAGATGCGGGAGATTATAAAAGGATTCGTCGAAGCATTTGATGGCGACGGCATCGTCTATGGTTCAGAAGTAGATGGATTATTGGAACAAGCGAGATCCGCCCTCGCCCTCCCTTTGCGGAATTGCGACATGTTCGCGACTGTGAAAGACGCGGCGATTGAGTTCTCCAAACTCCGTAACAATCCTCATCCGTGTCCAGATTTCGTGTTCTCCGAATGGCTCCTCGCGCCTGCGGCGGAGCGGCAAGGAGAAACGAAATGAACGGGTTTGACGAAATCTGCCCAGGCTGTAAATATCGGAAAATATCCTACGAACCAAAGGCCGATGATTACGGACAAGACCCATTCGGGTGTTACTGTAACAAAAGTGAGTATGGAATAAGCCGTTGCCCTCGTGCGGCCGAATGGAGACATTATTTCGCTAGGAAGCGGAAAGGAGAGGAAAATGGAAGGTAATCAGAAAAAAATGCGCGAGGCGCTTGTTGAGTCCAAGAAGATTTTGTGGAAGATTGCGAGAATGCTGAACTCTGGTCCAACTCACCCGGCGATGGCCGAACTACAAGCAGATGTCATCCTGTCAGTGGCAAACGAGGAAATCCCAAACGTTCAGATAAAGATTGGTAAAGCCCTCGCCAAGCCGCCGAGGAACTGCGACGTCGGCACGGCGGAGGAGCAGGGCAAGCGGTGGGAACGCAACTGCGGACACGGAATACCTAGATGCGGCAAATGTGCAGTATATGCCGAAGCCAAAAGGCTCGGACTTGTAAAAAATAGACATCTAATGGCTTGTGACTGCAAGTTTATATGGGCGCAGATGCCCTACGATGAAGGAGGCGCGGCATGAGCGCATCTATCAGAATCAAAATCATGGGCGGCACGGACATTAAATCTGCCTACTATGACTGCGCCGCCGTATCGGAACGCCTCGGCGGAATGCCTGTCGAGACAAGTTTCAACGGCGTGAATATGTTCTACCATAATCAGCCGCTAATAGAATGGCATAACGAATACAACAGTAGGCTATTCGGCATAGCGAAAGCAGAGAGCAAGGGAGACCTGTGCCATGAGGATTGAGTGGATTTTCCCGACGGTGCTGATCGCGCTCGACCTCTGCGCCGCCGTGGTCTGCGCCGCGAAATGCGAGTGGCGCATGGCGTGCTACTGGAGTGCCGCAGCGACGCTCACCGCGTGCGTCACCTACACGGGAGGCAGGTGAAATGGGTTTTCTAAGAGAGTTGTGGTACGCGATAAGTGACGGCTTTAAGATTGCTTACTCGAAAGACAAGTCGTGCAAGAATTGCCATTACATGATGCCATGTTCGCTTGCAGACCTCGAAAAGCCATACGACGAGCGAAAAAAAGAATGTTTCGCATCTTGCGGCAATAACATGGGGATGCTTTGCGAGGCATGGCGTCCACAAAGGGAAGGAGGCGCGAAATGACCACGCCGACAAAGGTGCATTGCTTCTTCGAGCAGTCGGGGACGTTCAAGAACGAGTTCCGCAAACTCGGCATACCCGCCGAGGACTACGACATCCAAAACAACTTCGGGGAGACCGACCACGTGATTGACATCTTCGCGGAAATTGAGCGGGGCTACGACGGCAAGCCGAGCGTATTTGACGAAATAGGGGTGGGGGGGGACTTGATAATGGCGTTTTTCCCGTGCATCATGTTCTGCGGGATTTCGCAGATGAACATGACGCTGGAGTGCTACAAGAAGAATCATGGGACGGTTGTAGGGGCTGGAGATTACATTCTCCGTCGTTCACGCGAACGGCAGAGGTTCTTGGAGTTGCTGATGAAGTTTTGTTTCGTCTGCATCGACCGGGGGCTTCGCATGGTGTTCGAAAACCCGTACTCCATGAACACTTACTTGAAAAACGGATTCATAAAGCCGCCGGATGTTGTAGACACGGACAGGACAATGCGAGGCGACTTTTTCCAAAAGGCAACTGGGTACTGGTTCTTCAACTGCGAGCCGGAACGAGGAGTGTCTGTCGAAAAGACGCCGAAAGAGAAGGTAAGGCATATCCTCATGCACACATACCAGTACAAAAGGACCGGAAGAGACAAGGCGGTGGTCAGACGCGCGAAAACTGGGATTTGCGACGAGGAGCGAAGCATGATAAGCTCAGACTACGCCCGCAACTTCATCGCGGACTTCATCCTCGGTAGGCCGCTCGGCGGCAGGCCGCAGCAGCAGGACTTGTTCGCGGAGGTGCAGGCATGAGCAACGCAACGCGACATTTCAAAATCTACACCCGCACGCTCGGCAACCACGAGGTCGCGGCGCAGACCAAGCGCGATGCCATCGCCCGCGTCGTCGCGCGGCTGGGGCTGGAGGAGGAGCGGTGCCAAATGGTGAATACGTGGGCAGTCGCGGAGGTGCGCAAATGACAACATTCATTGTCACGTTCAACTTCCCGATGTCCACGTCGTTCGGCTTGTGCCCTATGCGAATCGACGCGACTTGCGCGGAGGACGCCGTGAAAGCCTGCGTCGCGGCGTATCCCGGCTGCGATGTAATATCGGTGAAGGTTGTCAGCGATGCCAACACATACATTAGCGTAAACGCGGGAGGTGAATCATGACCGACCGCGCCACCGCACCCAAACGCCCCGCCCCGCGCGGCCCCCGCTGCGCACGCCTAGACGAGCGCGGAGAGTGCGCTTTCGCCGGAGGCCGCTGCATAGACGGCTCCATGCACGTCGCAAAGAGCGCCGCGCCGTTCTTCTGCAACTTCTTCAAGAGCAAGCCCGCAAGGCGCGGGGCAAGGAAAGGAACGAAAGAATGACAGACACCGAACCGACACTGCTTCTCGGCGACTGCGCGGAGCGTATGCGCGAACTGCAAGACTGCTCCGTGGACTCCATTGTCTGCGATCCTCCGTACGGCATCGCCTTTATGGGCTCCAAGTGGGATTCGTTCGGCCAGCGGTGCGGCGACGCGACCGTGGACGAGCGCAGGCAAATAGCGGAGGACTACGCGGAGGCGCACGCCGGCGCGCCGCGCTACGGCAACTCGCGCTGCGACACCAGGAACTCGCGCCGCGTGGGACTGAACTTCCAGGCGGCGATGACTCCGATCTTCGCGGAGGCGCTGCGCGTCGCGAAGCCGGGCGCGTTCATGTGCTGCTTCGGCTCGCCGAGGACGTACCACAGGCTGACGTGCGCGATCGAGGACGCTGGGTGGGACGTGAAGGAGTGTTGCATGTACATCCACGGGCAGGGCTTCCCTAAAGGGCTGAACATATCCAAGGCAATAGACAAACGACTCGGCGCGGAGCGCGAGGTGGTCGGCACGGCGACGAACGGCAGCGGCGCGAACCGCGTCAAGATCGAGAACCACGGCCCCGGCGACACGGGCATCGGCAGGTGGGACGGGAGCGGCAAGGTGTACGACGTAACCGCGCCCGCGTCTGTGGAGGCGAAGGAGTGGGACGGGTGGAACACGCAGCTCAAACCGTCGTATGAGCCCATCGTCATCGCACAGAAGCCCGTCGAAAAGACAATCATCGACAACGTGCTGAAGCACGGCACGGGTGCGTTCAACGTGGACGCGTGCAGGGTGCCGACCGGAAACGAATCAGTCTCCAACCATTCGCGTTCTGCCGAAGCCGCCGTCAGCAAGGGCATATATGGAGACAGTATCGCACAGGAGACCCATCAAACCGCAGGTCAAACTCTCGGCCGCTACCCCGCCAACCTCGTCCACGACGGCTCGCCCGAAGTCCTCGCGCTGTTCCCGAACACCGGCAAGTCAAGGGGCGGCGGCGGCGTGAAGCGCGTAGGCACGCACGTTTACGACGGAGGCTACAAGGGCAAAGAGTACGACACCGTTGGCTTCATGGACTCCGGCTCGGCGGCTCGGTTCTTCTACTGCGCGAAGCCGTCGCGGAAGGAGCGCGGCGAGGGGAATTCCCATCCGACCATAAAAGCCGTCGCCCTGATGCGCTGGCTCGTCCGCCTCGTCACACGCAGGGGCGGTCTTGTCCTCGACCCGTTCATGGGAAGCGGAACGACCGGCATCGCGGCATTGCAGGAGGGGATGCGATTCGTCGGGATTGAGCGCGACGCGGACTACATGGAGATCGCGAAGCGGCGGATAGCGGATGCGGAGGCAGAAATCGAACAGGCGCGGGAGAAGGAGCGCCATGAACTTATTCAACAGGAGTTGCCATTATGAACAAGACACAGTTTATGAACATCGACACGGGCGAGAAGACATGGCTCACGCCGCCCGAAATCATCGACGCGCTCGGCCCGTTCGACCTCGACCCGTGCTGTCCGCCGACGATGCCGTGGCGCACCGCAGCGCAGATGGTGCATTGGCCGAACGACGGATTGAAGGTGGATTGGACGGGCAAGCGCGTGTGGTGCAACCCGCCATACGGACGCGACGCCGTGCCGTTCCTCCGCAAAATGGCGGAAAACAAGACGGGGGGGGGTATTTTGCTTATATTCGCGCGGACGGACACCGCCGCGTGGCAGGACTGGATATTCCCGCACGCAAGCGGCGTTCTATTCCTTCGCGCGAGGCTGCGCTTCCACAGGCCCGACGGAACGCAAGGAGAGACGGCTTCCGCGCCGTCTGCGCTCGTCGCGTACTCGGAGCGGGACTTCGTGCGTCTGCGCGAGAGCGGGCTTAGAGGGGCGTTTTTGCGCGTCTCACGCGACTGACGCGCTTGGCATGATCTTGAAGTACGCCTCGCCGTCCTTCTTCGTCGCGAGCCCGCAGTAGTTCTCCGCGCGCATCTTGTCGCTCGTGCCCACCATCGCCGTGGTCTTCGCAGGGTCGCCATACGCCGCGACGTGGTACGTGATGAACGTGTGCCGCCCGCAGTTCTGGAACATCGGCACGCCGTTCGCCCGCGCAAGCTCGTAGATTTCCTTCTGCGTGTCGCGCGTCACCTTCGCAAGCGCGCCGATGAACCCGAACGACTTCATCCATGCAAGGGCCGTCGGGTGGATGTGGAATGCCCTTGGCTTCTTGCCCTGCTGAAATCCCTTCGCCTTCGCGATGCGGACGGTGGCGTTCTCGACGTCGATCTTCGCCGCGTCTGGGTCGCTCGCCATGCGCACAACCTCGACTGCGCGGCAACCGCAGAAGAAGTTGACGATGGCGTAGGCGAGGAACTCCGGCCTGTCGGACTTGTGCGCCTCGAGCAGCCGGAACAGCTTCTCCACGTCCTCCGGCTTCATGTACTCCGGCTCCTCCCACGGCTCAGGCTTGTCCGCCAGCGAGCGGATCGGGCTTTTCACGAGGTACTCCCGCTCGTCCTTGCAGCACCAGTTGAAGAACACCTTGAGGTAGAGCAGGTGCGAGTTGTAGGTCTTCGGCTTGCGCTTGCCGTAGTTCGCCTCAAGGTAGTCCGCCACGTCCTTCGCGGTGATGGACGCCAGCTTCCGCGCGCCGAACGTCTCCGCCCACTTGCCGACCTTTGCGATGGCGCTGTCTCTGTCGGCGTTCACGTCATCCGGGTCGCGAATCCCGCTCGGCAGTTTCCTCGGGAACCCGCCGTACTTCTTCTCGATGTACTCGACGTACACCTCCTGCACGGTGCGCTCGCAGTTCGCCTTCGCGACGGCCAGCCCGCCGATGTACGCCGTGACCGCCTCGCAAAGCGTGACGTTCATTCCCGCGTTCGCGAGCGCGTCGAGCGCGCCCTTCGCGTCGATGGCCTGCATCGCGGTGAGCCGCACCGCCGCGTCGCCGCCGACTTGGTGGCGCTGGTAGAAGTCCTTCAGCGCGGCGAGGAGTTCGTCCATGTCTGCGCGCGTTATCCGCACAGGCTTACGGTCGAACGGATCCACGCCGAGATACGCCTCGAAGTCCGTGTGCGTCCTGCCGTCGCGGCCCTTGCGCTTCCGCGTCCTGATGTTTTCCTCGACCATTCTCTTGGGTAGGTATGCCATGTCACGCCTCTTTTCATCTTTGTGAATCGCTTGTGAAACGGAAAATCGCACCGTGCGAAAACCTTTTCAGAAGCGAACGCGGACATTGTAGCACAATGGTTTCGTGAAGTCAAGCCGAAACGGGCGAGTTTATGGTAGTATACCAAAAATGGAATGATTCTGCAAATCGTAATGTTTGCGAGATATTGAAGCGGATTTTGTGCGATATGTCGCTCGTTTGAAGTTTTGGCACGTTCGCGGCATTTTCGGACGGACAGATTTTTTTCAGTTCAAAATGATTTTTCTTGTGAAAAAATTGTGAAGCGGACGGGCTGGGCGCGGCGCGGAAGGGGCGAAAAAAATCCCCTGACGGAGCAGCCACTCCGCCAGGGTTTCGGAGATGAATCCCCGAGTGCCTCGAAAAGACAGCGCACCTATTATACATTATTTCCCGAGAATCCGCAAGACCTCCGCCTGCAATCGCAGACGTTTCTCGTGCGCCTGCTTCACCTCGTCGTCTGTTAGCGGGACGTTCTTCTGAACCCACTCACCTCTGTCGTTCTTCTTCATCCCGTTCTCGCGGTGGCGAAGCCTGTCTATCTGGTCCACTAGTTCGTCAAGGCGCGTCCGCTGAACGGAAAGGTAAGGCATCTTTTCCTTCATCGCCTTTCTGTCCGCTCCTGCGCCGAGCTTCTTGTACCGCTTCTTCGCGGACCTATACTCCTCTATGGCGTCGAAATATCTTCCCGACGAATCAGGGTATTCCTTCACGACGGACTTCACCATCGGCATCTGGCTCAACGTCCTGTCGGACACGTCGCCGCTCAACAGCTTCTTCGCGTTGCCGACGGTGTTGACTGCGCCCATGACGTCGCGGCCAAGACCGCCTGCGAACGTCTCGACCAGAAGCGAAATGTCCTCCGGTGCGAGGTTGATGAGCCCGGGCTTCAACTTGTCGCCGCCAGTGACGTCGTTCAAGACCTGCGCGACCTTCTTCACGATCGGCGACGTGCTGTCCTTGCCGTTGTACGCAAGAGGAGCATTGTCATCGAACGACATCTTTCTACGTCTTTCGCCCCGCCAGTTCTTGCCTGTGGCAAGCTGACCCATAGTGTCAAGCGCAGACGGAAGCAATGTTTGAGCGAGGTTGTGCCAGTCGGAGCCTGTGAATCTTTGTCCACCGACGATCCCAGCCGCCTCGCCTTCAAGCGCCTCTGCAATCGCCATTGTCGCGTCGCCCCAGCTCGTGTCGCCGAGCGAAGCCTCCGTGATCTTTGTCGCCATGTACGGTATTACGGCGTCGAGGCCGCGCATCTTCAGTAGCTGCAATTCGGCCTTGTTGCCGAGCGGTATGCCTATCGACGTCTGCTTGTAGTAGTCAGGTGCGTTCCTCGCGTTGCGCCCGCCGTCGTTCTCCCCGTTCTCGTCGTCGTCCTTCCCGCCGACGTAATGTCTGTACATCGCGGCGAGCGATGCGGCAAGCGCTAACGTCACAGCCATCTGGATGCCGTGTTTGTCGCGCAGCGACTGGAAGTTCCGCTTCAAGCCCTGCACGTTCGCGTTGTAGTACATGTACAAGCTCCCTATGACGGGCGCGTATGCCCCGCGCCTGTTGAAGTTCGTCGTTCCCTCTCGTGCGAACCGCACCGCGTCGGCCACGCTCACGCCGCTGTCGCGCAACGCGCTGAATATCGCGGCGCGGGTGTTCAGCTCCGCGATCTCGTTCATCGTCGAGTTGAACCTGCCGATGCTTGAGAAGAGCCGCATTGTCATCTCTGGCTTCCACGTGCCGAGCAAGCTCTGCTTGAACGACCTTGCCTCTCGTTGGTAACGGGCGAGGTTGTCCTTGAGAACCTTGCTCTCCTCCGCATATCCGTGTGCAAGCACGCCGCCCTTTATCTGTCCGCCTGCGTCGATGAACTCCTTGAACCGCGTTCCCGGCGTCAGCTTTCCGTCGACGATCCAATCCTTCACGTACTTCCTTCCGGTGAACGTGGCCGCGTGCATCTTCGCCGCTATTTTAGTTCCATCGCGGATACCGTACCTCGCGGACAATGCGCGCCACGCCTCGTTGCGGTCGTTTATCACGTTGCTGAACAGGAACGACGGCGACGCGGAGGTGTTCATCCGAGACAAATACCCGGTGAACTTCGGGATGTACGTGTACCGCAGCCAATCCGGCACCTTGGCCATGTTCGTCTCGTTTATCTCCTTCGCGATGGCAAGCCCCCTGCCGTTCGCGCCGGGGTTGAAGCGGATTACGTAGAGGCGCGACTGCTCCTCGAACTTTCCGGTCGGCTTTCCTTTCTTGTCAAGCAGCTCGACTCTCTCGGGCCGCTTGAACAGGACGAGGTTGCTCTGGTTCGACGCGAGCTGCATGTCGCCGCCAATTCTCGCCTTCGTGCCGTCTGCAAACGTGGCCGCGAACTCCGTGCCGCCGTGCTTCACGACCTCCGCCGGGACGATCTCCGCGACGCGGTATTCCGTCCGCGTCGATTTCGTCTTCGGGTCGGTGATCTGCACGGAGTTGAGCCCCTTCGACTCCAAAAAGTCGACCCAGTTCGCTGCGACGTTGCCGGTCATGTTCTTGGCCGCGCCCTGTATGCCCTGCCCGGCCTGAACGAACGCGAACGTGAGCGGCGAGTCTGCGATGTTGTCCGCGCCGCGTCCTTTGGACGTGATGAACTCGTTGCGCTTCATGCCGGCGGTGGATGAATTGAACCGCTCCTCCAGAGAGTTTCCGGCCGTCACGTCCGTCTTCAGCGGCACGTAGTGCTTCCACCTGTTCGCGTAGAAGTCGTACTGGTCTTGCGAGAGGCGCCCGGATTCAAGCCTCTGCCGGAGGTCGTCCTGCACGACGTCATGGACGATTTTCTCGATGGAAGTGAGCGCCGACAGATTATTGCGCACTTCCGACGACGCAAGGAACTTGCCCGCCCATTCCGTGCTGACGCCGGCGCCCTCCGCGTAGGTCGGCGTCCACGCGTCGCCCCTGCGCGTGGCGATGGTCCTGTTGCGCTCCTCGGCGTGCAACGCGAGAAGGTACTTGTCTACAAGCTCTTCAGATATGCCGTTGTCCGCCATGATGCGCGAAATCTTATCATATCTTTTCTGTAGGATGTGGTTGTGCTTCTGCACGTAGCCGTTCAACTTGTCCATCATCTGGTCGACGTTCACGGTCGTCTTGCTCCAGTCCGTCTTGCCCGTGACCGGGTTCTTGTGCTGCCGCCAGTCGAGGAAGCCTGTCTTCGGGTCGATAACCTCGCGCGTCGCGCCAGTGCGGTCAAGTTCTTTGCGGAGGAGGATGCGTGCGTCGTCAAGCCGTTCGCGTGCCTTCTCGCCTCTGGTCACCACGTCGTCCATGAAGTTTGCGCCCGGCGCCGCCGGCCCGCGCGCCATGCGGACGGAGGACTCGCCAGCCTCGGCGCCGCGCTCACCGATGAACGCCTTGCGGAGCTTGTTCCCGATTCCCTCCCCGCCCTGCGTCTCAAGCCTCCCGAGCGTCTTGCCCCCGATCATCGCCTTGTCCAAGAACTCGTTGAACTCGTCCGGCGTCATCTTGTCGATGCCGGAAAGGTCTGCGCGGTTGAAGCCCATGCGGGACAGGATTCCACGCCACGCGGTCTTGATCGCGTCCCACGCGCGGTTGTACCACTTCCGCCCCTGCAAGGTCTTGACGTACTTCTGCATGGTCTCGGACGGGCGCTCGCGCAGCGCGGCCCATATCTCGTCGCGGAGCGCGGCCTCGTCCGCGTCGGGGTATCGGCTGCGCACCTCGTCGGCGAGCGGCGTGTCCATCGCGCCGTCTACCGCCTCGTTGATCTTGTCGAGGAGCGCGCGGTTGCCGCGTGCGGCCTCCTGCTCCGCGTAGCGCATGGTCGCGTGGCCGAACTCGTGGTTGAGGGTCTTCCAGTTCGCGCCGCGGAAGAGCTTGAGCTTGCCGGTGTCGCGGTCGAAGATGCCGAGGACTGTACCGGTGTCGCGGTCCTTCAACTCCCTGCCTCCGTTCGGGTTGTCCTTCGCGGGGTCGTAGTCCCTGTCGCCTACGTACTCGACGTCCACGCCGCGCACGGCGTTCTTGAACGCGTCGCCGAGGGCCTTGGCCTGCTCCATCTCGTACCGCTGGCGCAGCGGCTCCGCGTCGTTTGCCTTGCGGGACTTTAGCCACCGCTGGTAGTCGGCGTCGGCTGCGAACTTGGCGTCGCGGGAGGCGGAGGACTCTGGGGCCAGCTTGGATGCGCGTATTTCTTCTCCCTTTTCAAGAGAATCAAGAGCCTGCTTTATGTCTGGGTCTGATTCCGCGAGCTCCCTCAACTGGCTCAACTTGACGGTCTGCTTGATTACGCCTTTCTTCGGAACGCGCATGGCTACGGTTATGTCGTCGCCGTTGCGTTCCACAATCTGAAACTTCCTTTTGCCTGAAAGGCTCCCGCCCTTGCCCGTTGAGCCCTGCCGCGTCCCCTCCGTGCCGGTCGTGTCATTGTCGGATTCTTTCGTGAACCCCTTGCCGTACGACTCGCCGGGCTTCAAAGTCCTCCTGTCGTGCGAGCTACCTGAAATCTCGTCTGCAACGTCCTCAAGCGTCCTTCCGTCCGCTCCGACGTCAACCGTGCCGTCCTTGGTGTCAAGCGATACGGTCTTCCCCCTGCTCCCTCTGCGCCTGTCCGAGCCGTCAAGCTGCGTGTGGAGCTTCCTCCCTTTCGCGGAACGGTTGAACTTGTCAACGTCCTCCTGCGTGACTGCATCCACTACGGGCTTTATCACTTCCAGCGCTTCGCGCAGGCGCTTCGCGGCCTCGGCCCTACCCTCGCGCTCCGCCTTCTCCAAGCCTTCGGAAATCTTGCCGTTCAGCGGCACGGCGTCCTTCGGAGACAACTTGCCGGCCTTCGCCTTCTTCACGGCGTTGTCAACCTGCACGAAGAAATGCGCCATTTCGCTGTCGGTCTTGGCTCGCGCCACCGCGTCGCGGAGGTTCTTCGCGCTCTCCGAGTCGACGCCAAGCGAGTTCTGCCACTCCGCGTCCGTCACGAGCGGGGTGAAGAACCTGGCGGAGCGGTTGTGCTTCACCTCCGGCGATTCGGCGATGCCGTTCACGATGGCGTCGGCCTCATCGGGCGTGATCGCGCCCTTGCCGGTGCGGTTGCCGATGGCGGAGGCAATCCGCTCGACGGCTCCGCGCAGCGTCTTTTTCATATTGCCGTTCTTGTCGCGGAACTGGGAGGCGGGCTGGGTCTGCTCGTCTGCGGTCGGAGTGGTGGTTGTGGTGGCTTCGGGCGTCGCCTCCTGCGTCGCGGGCGCGGCGGGCGCTGCGTCGGCCTTGGGAGCCGCGTCGGCCTTGGGCGCGGAGTCTGCCTCCGCCTGCGTGCGGAGCTTCGGGGCGGGCTTGGTTTGAATCTCAGAATCTGTCTGTGTTCCGAATCTCTCGTCCGCAACGCTACGCGTAACTTCTTCAATCGCCTTGATCACATATTCGTCTTTCGCGCCCTTGTAGTATCTCCCAGACGAAACCTTGTCAGCCAAGGTTTTCAGCGCCTTGTCGTTCAACTTTGATATTGCGTCGCGCCATGTGTTGCGCATTTTTTCAAGGAAAGAACTTCTCCCAGACGTAGTGAAAAAATGTGCATCAGACTCCATGAACGACACGATGTCTCTAATCGGCCTTTCCAGCTTTGACAAACCGTTGGACGTATTCAGCTTTGTGGCTGGACGCAATTTGCTCCCCTGCGTCGGCTTCGGCTCTTCCGCCGCGCCGCCTGTCGCGCCGCCAGCCGCCGATTCCGCGCCATGCACGGGCTCCGCGCTTTGCGGAGGCGTAACCGTGCCCTCCTCGCGCGGCGCGCTTGCAGGGGCGTTTTCCGGCGGTTCCGCGGCGGGCGGTTCAGCCTGCGATCGCACGCCGTTGGCCAAACGCTTCCGCTCCGCGAGAGTAAGCGTCTCTTTCATGCCCGCCGACGAGATGTCATCCATCGGCACGGTGCGCGTCTCGACCTTCTCCGGCGCGTAGCGGTTCGCGCCGGGCGTTCTCACCTGCACATCTGCCGTGCCGTCGGCGTTGGCTTTCAGGAACTTGACGCGCTGGCCGTCGGACGCACCTTTGAGCATCACGCTGTCGCCGCGCTTGAACGCGGGCTTGGCCTCCTCCTTCGCGCCTCCTGTCAATTTTTGACCACCCATGTCAGATTTTGACACGGGGTTCTGCGCGACAGGATTCTTTGCGGTCTTACGCGCCGCGCCGATGTTGGGAGAGTCCTCGCGCTCCGGGAGTCCGTCCGTCACTTCCTCCCCCGTCCAATACACGGTTCCCAGTCCGCCGCCTTCGCCCTTGTTCGGGCGCATGCGCAGCTCCGGGTTCCTGATTATCGTGCCGTCTCCCTTCTTCATCAACGTGACGCCGTTGACCCTGAACTGCTCCCATGCGGGGATGTCTGCGATCCTGCGGCCGGCGGAAGACGATGCGGAATTGCCCAGCGCGGAGCCGACGGCCTCTTCTCGCGACGCGAACGGACCGTACAGGTCTAAGTCCTTCTGGATGTAGAATTTCCCGCGGTTGCCTTTCTCGCCGCCCTCAAACAGCTTGGTGCCTTCCGCGATCTCCTCTCCGGCGCCTTTCAGGATCGGCATGTACCCCGTCAGCTTCTTCGACGACAGGGCCTCGCCTACCTGAACTCCGACTTTTTCGCCGCCCGGCGCGCCTCCATTCGCAGGTCGTGCCGCTTCTGTCGGCTTCTGTCCTGCTTCCGCTCCCTGTTCGGGTTGCGCTGGTGTTTCATTGGGGACGTTCCCTGTTTCATTTGTTATCTCCTCGGTTGGTTTCTGTTCTGCCGCCGGCGTTGCCGGACGGAGTTTGTTGTCATTCGGCTGCGCGGACGCCAGTCGGTTGCCTGCCGCCTGCCTGTCCATGACGTTGCCGCTCTCGTCGAGATCGAACCTCCCGGTGTCGATTCCAACGACCTGCGCGAAACGGTGCCAGTTCTTGCGCTTCTTCGGCTTGCCTACCGCATCGCACCACGCCTGGAACGCGTCTGAGACAGAACTGGCCGTCTCTCCAGTCGCGGCGGCATCGCCAGACGGTCCAGCCTGTTCCTGCGGCGGAAGAGTCCTGACGTTCCCGGCGGCTTCCTTCTGCTCCTGCTCGCGCTGGCCCTCGTCCCACAAGTTCTGCGCCTGTTCGTTCGCCTTCTCCTTCGCCTGCTCCTCTTCAAGTTTCCGCTGGCGCTTCTCGGCGCGCGCCCTGTCGTTCTGCTCCTTGGCAGACCCCTCTGGTGCAGGACTGTCCTTGGCGCCGGGCTTTCCTTCGCCAACGGCTATCTGATGCTCGAAAAGTCCCCTTGCCTTCTCCAGCGCTTCTTTCAGAGGCAAGTTGCCCATGTCCTTGTCCACCATCTCGATGAACTTCCCGACCGACTCATTTGTCAGATTCGGCGAATGGAGCAGGGCGTTGAGGAACTCAACGTCACTGGCGGTCAGGTCCTTGACGTTCTCAGAGCCGATCCTGTCAATAAGGAACTTCCTCTTCGCGAGCTCGCCTACTGCCGTACCACGCGACAACGACGGCTCGGAACCTCCTTTCTTGCCGCCCGGTCTAATCTTCGCGGCGTGTATCCCCTTCATCATCAAATGCGCTGGAAGCAATTCAAGCATCTTTTCCATGTTGCCGGGAACCGACACGAAATCCTTGAACCAATCCGTGAATTCCTTGTGCTGCTCGCCAGAAGCCTTGTCCATCCCGGCTACGTCGTTCACAAGTTCGGTCAGGTGCGACTTCACGGACATGTCAAGCAACTGTGCCGCGTTTCCGCCAACGGTCTTCGCGGCGAGGACAGCAGCCTTGTCCGTAGCAGTCTTCGCGCTGCCATTTGCAATTTCGACCACTCTCTTGATGTTCTTGCCGGCAGCCTCCTTGCCGGGAATGATTTTCGCTACCTTGTTCAGCTTGTTCCAGATCAGCGCCTCCAACACCGTGCCGCCCGCCGCCTTCATCAGCGCTTCGTCGCTGCTGTCTCCTCTTCTCTCGAGGTCGTCGGCCTTGTTGAGTATCTTTTGCATTCCCGTCGCGGCGAACCCCCACGGAGTGAGTTCAACGACGTCAGACGGAAGGCTGATCATGCCGCTGGCGATTCTTTCCGCCCCTGTTTCAACATCTCCACTAAGCGTGCGCTCCGCACGTTCTACCGTGTCCATGCGCTTGTCGAGCAGTCCAAGTTTTTCAAGTTCGTATTGCCAGAGCGTCCTTGCCTTCTCCTGGTCTACGATTGGAAATCCGAACTGTGTTTTCTCCCCGGTGTATGCCGCCTCCTGTATGCGCCTGATAGTCTCTTCTGGTATGCCAATGACATGCGCCGCGTTGCCCATCTGAACCGAGTTGCTAAAACTGCCATTTGCAAGACCTTCGAGCGCGCGCCGTTTCTGGATGTCGAACGTCTTCATTGTGGTCCCGATTCCCGGGACTCTCCTCAGAAGGAACTCCATCACGCCCTCGTCTCCGCCCTTCGACGCGACGTCCTGCATGTAAAGCCGTCCGATCGTGCCTATTTCGTCCGTAGGCTGTGCGTGCGGGTCTAGAGGAGACGACGGGGCGACGCCATGGTCACCAAGCCCCGGCGTCCCATACGAATCCCTCACGAGTTTCCTCATGAGCGGATCGTCGCTGTCTGCACCTTGCCGCGCTTGCGACAAAAGGTATTCGCTCTTCTCCTCTGGAGAGAACGAACCCGACTCCATAAGCCTTGATTCCGTGGCAAGGCCCTGTTTCCGCGCCCAGTCCTGTGCGATGGCGTTGCTTCTGGCGTCGCGCTCTTCGCGCTCCCTGTCAAGCCTTGACTCCTCCGTGCCGCGAACGCCTGACGCATATAGTGCGCTCGCGAGCTGGCCGCCGTAATACGCCACCTTGTCAGGAGCCATGTCGGGCAGCCCCGCCGACTTCCACGCACGGGCAAGGTTCTCGTTCGCAGCGGCCCTGTTCGCGTCGTAGTCGTCATTCTGACCTCCGTCAGTCTGAAAACCTGAATCGTCTTGCGTGTTCTGGAAGAATGCGTCTCGGAACATCCTCCCCTGCGACTCGCTGAGGTCGAAATCGTGCGCTTCTTTTCCGTCGCCATCCCTGAACCTGAACATCGGCTCGGCGTTCTGGACCATGCCTTTGAACTGCTCGACGTCCGCCTCCGGCACGTCGTACATGCCTCCTGCGCCGTCGCGGAACCTCATAATCGGCTTCGCGGTCGGCACGGACGACCGAAACTCGTCCATCTCGGAGTCTGGGACTTCGTAGTCTACGCCGTCAGAGTCCCTCATGCGGTTGATTCGCTCCATCGAAAAACCTCCCTTGGGATGTCGTTACTTCACACCCCACCGTGCGCGGGCTTCGCGGACCTGTGGCGTGACTTCATTCTGCTCGGCTTCTTCGGCGAGTCCAACGTCCCTGTCTTCTCCGCTAGAAGCACTTCCGACAACGGACTCGCCGCCACCTACATCCTCACCACCACCAGCGACACCAATAGGACTCGCCGGCTCGTCTTCGACCTCGCGCCCAAGTTTCTCCGACGCGGCAATCCGCGCGCGCACTTCCGCGTCGCTAATCGGCGTAACGCCGCTCAATTCCTTCCCGTAACTGTCATAGAGCTTCCCGCCAACGACATAGCCGTTCGTCGAATACTGCCTCCCGTCGGTGCCGATGTAGTGTATGAGCTGCTGCTGGCGTCCGTCGGTCACGTTGCGCTCGGATCGCGCCTCCGTCCGAGCCGCCTGTTCGGGGAACGCCATCCTGAAAACGCGCTCGGCGAGCTTCATCCGCTGTTCGATCGGGTCCACGGACGGTGCGCCTTCGACCTGCTGTTGGTTCTTAAACCTCGGGTCCATGTTGACGAACTCCTCCACTCGGCTTTTAATAAGCGCGAGATCGTCTGGATTGTTCATGTCGAGAGGCGTTTCTACCATCTTCTCCGTATTTGGGTCCATCTTTTGAGGCCCGCGCATTATGCTCTTGAAAGAACTGTTTGTCGTCAATAGCCTCTGTATGAACTTTCCGCGCAGCTCGTCCATGTCAACGCCCTTGCCCGACTTCTTCGCGTCCTTTATCAACTGCGTGCCGATGCTCGTGACGAACTTCAACTTCGCGGCGTTTTCCTGCTGCCTCTGGCGCTCTTTGTTCACGCCGCGCATCTTGTCGAGCATAACTCCGAACTGCGCGGGATCGCGAAGCGTTCCCTTGCGGTAGTTGTTGCGGAGCGACGCGTACAGCTCGTCAACGTCGTTCTGCCCCCACACGCCGGGCGCGCTGAACATCATGTTGTACCTCTGCTCCGGCGTAATCGTCATCGCGTTGCGGACAATGGAGCCATTACGCCCTTGCTCGGCGACTTCTATCACAAAATTTCCGTCCTGCGTATAGCCACCGCCGTAAATCGCACGCGACTTCCCGTCGAATCCGAAGTCTCGGTTCATCTGGTCGATGACGTTGCGCGGGATTCTCCCGCCGTTGTACTTCGCGATTTTCATTACCGAATTGGCCGCCGAGGACATCAACTGCGCGTTGTGCTGCTTCGCCGCGGCAGCGCGCCTTCCAAGGTCTGCATATTGGCTGTACACGTTGTTTTGAGCCATAGCATCGTCCCACATCGCGCCCCATCCATCGCGCGACACGGAGCCATCCGGCCCGATGACCGTGTTGCTGAACGTCTGAACCACTCCGTCAGGGCCGACGTATATGCGCGACACGCTCCCTCCGCGCCTGTTGCGCTCGGCCCGGCGTGCCTCGTCGAACGCCGCGTAGTTCGCCTCCTTGACGCGGCGGGCGCGTTCGCGCTCGATCTGCTCGTCCTGTATCTTCGCGATCGTCTGCGGCATCGCATAGTCCATTCCTCTCATGGTCACATCCTCCTTTTTCGTTCCGTCAGTAAAGGTTGTTCGTGTCGCGCCACCGCTGGAGGTCGGCGTCCGTCCTCGCGTCGCCGGTCTCAAGGAGCTCGCCCCCGACGCCGTAATGACGACCTGTGTCGGTGCTGACGAGCGGCCCGCCTCCACGGCTCGCCGAGACGCGGAGTTTGCCGCCTGAAAGCGCCGTCCATGCGGCATCAGACTGAACGCCTGCAAGCGCATTGTATGCGCTCATGAGCGACTTGTCGTAGTTCAGTCCGAGCTCTCCCGCGTTCCCGAACAGATTTCCGGCGTTTCCGAGAACGCCAGCCGCGCCCTGCTGCGCGCCCACTCCCTGCGCCCTCGCTGACGTGCCTATCGAGGCGAGCTGTCCGCCTGTCTGGAGGAACGTGTTCGCGTTGTTCGCAAGGAGGTTCTGGAATGCCGTCATCTGGTCATTCTTGCCACGCTCCCTTGCGCGGGTCATCGCGGCGGCACGCGCCACGGCAAGCCCCTTGTCGTATAGCTTGTCCAGAGCGAGAGCCGCGCCGCTTGTCGGGCTCACTCCCATGCGTGCGAGGTTCCTTTCTCCCTGCCTCCTCGCGGCATCGCCCTGGGACTGCGCGTCCTGCGCAGCGCTCGCAACGTACCTGTCTGGGTCGAACTCGCCGAACTGCTTGACCGCCTGCGCGACGAGCGGGGACGAGGAAGAATCCATGTTTATAAACCCGAGGCCAGTGTCGAGCGTAGCAAGCGCCTGTTCAGTTACCTTAGTGCCGCTGTCGAAAAGCGCGTCGCCCTCGCCGCGCATGGTGTCTGCGATCGGGAGCATTGCGTTCGCGGCGTCGCGCATGTCTCCAACGGCCCTGTCAACCGCAGGACGCCCGCCGAGGATGGCCTGCACGCCGTTCTGGGCGGAACCGACCGCAGCGCCAGCGCGTGAGCGCGATTCGCTTATCGCGTCGTCCAACCATCCGTTAGCTCCGCCTCCAGAACCACCACCACCGGTCAATGATGCAAGTTCCCTCTGCGCCGCGTTGAACCTCGCGATCTCCGTTGGGTCTGTTGAAGTGCCGTAACCAATGCCGGCGATCACATTTTCGAGTTCCCGGACCCTGTTCCAGTCAGTTGCCATGACTAATTCTCCTTTCCTGCTTTCGCCTCCAGAGCGGCGATCCTCCTCGCAAGCGCCTGGATGTTCTCGTTCAACTTCATAACCACGTCGCGGACCTGCGCGTCCGTCAGGTGGTGGAACGGCACGGTCCCGTGCGGGAGTCCGTTTCTGTTCGCCTTTGCAGCCATCAGTTCACCTCCGCCATGTTGGTGCCTATCGCTACCGTGTCGATCTCGTGCATCGACTTGACCGTAAACCGCACGTACCGCTCCGGCCTCATGCGTGGGAGGCGGCGCCCGTCCTGCGACTGCATGTGCGTAGTCCCAGTCAACTCGTGGTCGCGCACCGGCAGCGCGTCTGCGACGTCCGGCGACGAATACGTCCGCACCGTAAGGTCGACGGGGTAGCCAGCCGCGTCCACGCGCGCCGCCACGGGGTCGAATGGGCGCGGAGCCGTGTAGACCTTGCTCGTCCACTCGATCTCCTTGTTTTCAGCTGACCCCTCCCACTCGTAGATGGCGTCGTCGGACACGCCAAAACGCGCTTCGTATTCAATGGGCGAATCCAGCGCAAGGACGAACGAGCAAGACACGGCCTCGCTCTTCTTCGTACCATTTGCGTACCAGCCGTCAAACACATAATCCTGTTCAAAGCTGGCCACAAGGGTAACGGTCTGGCCTACGGAGAAGTCTGCATACGCGACAGACCCGTCTGTCGTTTGCACCGCGTTCGTGCCGCCGTTCACCAACACCCTGCCGCGCCCAGCGTAGTTCGCGCTTGCCGTAACGGTCTTCGTGTCCTGCGACTCGGCCACAAAAGACGGCGTGAGCTTTAGGTTGCCAGTCAGATTCTCGATGTAGTTCTGGTCGAGCGAGTACGGGGTGCTTACGCCGTCTTTGTACCAGCCGCCGAAACGATACCCAGTGCTAGGCGTAGCGGAGAACTTGACCTGATACCCGTACACCGTGGCGCCGGGCGCTGGCGTGACCCATTCCGTATCTGACGGAGACTTGCCAGAATACGACGCCGTTCCGCCAGTCGCAGAACCTACCTGCACCGTGAAAACTACTGGCGTGTACTCCGCAACTGCCATCACGTTGGAGTCTGGCATCGTGAACGTCGCGACGCCTTCGTCACTCCCTTCCGTGACCTGAACGGGGTCTCCTTCGCCGTCGGTCACCGACCACTCGGAGAACTCGCAAGTCGCGAGGTCGTCAACTTGCGCGGTGAGCGTGACCGTGTCGTTCTCCAACGCGGGGTTCGGCGTCGCTGAGACGGTAGGCGTCTCGTCGTTCGTGCCGGTCGTAGACACCGTGATGGTTCGCGGATTGCCCCATACGGCCTCAAGGTATGCGACGCGGTAGTCTCCGTCGCTGTTGTTGCCGAACGGCAAGTCTTCGTCATCATCGAAAATCGCCGCAATCTGCGCAATGGTAGTCGATCCATCAGCGGGGAGAGTCGCATACGGCTCCTCCTGGCTTGACGATCCGCGCAGCTCCCACCCGACCAACTGCTCGTCTCCGCTCCGCATCGCTCCGACGTTGCGCCCGACCCAGTAGTCCCCGTCGTCCGACAGCGGGAAGTAGTTCGCACGATACCACGTCGAGCTTCCCGAAGTCTCATTGCCGCGCTCGATGGCGACTCCGCTGTTCGGAGCCACGGCAGACAGCGCGGTTGTCGCGTCGGACTTGAACACGCGCAAGGTCTTTGATCCTGCCGCGTCGCCCTTTACCACGCGGAAAGTCCGCTCGACCTCCTGCGCGCCCTCGGAAACCGAATAAGTCGACTTCCAGCGCAGGTAGACGTTGTACTTGTCGGACGCGGTCTTCTTGCGGAAGTTTGCGACAAGCGCGATGTCCTGCGCGGCGGCATTTTTGGCTATCGTTGCCGTATTGCCGCTGATGGTGACGCCAGAAGCAGTTGTGTCACCGCTCCACTCGTCGAACACATAACCGACGGCAGGCGTGGCGGTGACCGTCCCAGCGACGCCTATGATGTAGTCACCGCCTGTGGTGTATTCTGAATAAGCCGTAGCGCTCCACGCTAACGTGCCCATCGCGCTTTGTCCGCTTGCGACAGATGCCGTCCTGGTGTAGCTGTTGGCGGAAACGAGCGAAATCGCTCCGCCCGGATTCGTCGTGGCGTAATAGCTGCTGCTAACTTTCTCGGATATAATGACTGTCTTTCCAACCATATCAGACCATTTAGTAGTCGAAGATGTTGGATAGGCCCAAACCGCCCAGCTGTCTTGAGACCCCGCCACCAATGCGTGTTGTTGAACACTGGTTTCCCACGGCGAGCTACGTTTTCCGGTGAGGGCTGTTGGCTTGTAATACTTGCTACCGGACCTAGATGTCTGGTATGGAGTACCAGACCATTCTACGAGAACCCTGTCAACGGCACTTGACATCCTACTCACCTCCATCCGTGCGAATCTTCCTCACGAAGTACATCTTGTCCTCGCGGTCGTCAACGCACATGCAGGACGCCCTCTCGTCGTGAGTCGTCACCGCCGCGACGCTCTCCGAGAGGTCTATCCGCAGCCCGTTCATCCCCTCGAAGAACAGATGGATGCACCCGTCGTGCTGGCCCGCGATGCAAGTCTCGGGGTGGAACGACTGCCATTGGTCCTTCGTGAAGATCTTGTCCGTGAGGTTCGCACACACCGTCCCCGCATCGGCAGAGTTCGCGATCACCATGTAGCCCTCGTTCGACGCGTAGTACGCCGCGTTCTTGTACACCAGCACAGAGCGCGGGGACACGCAGGCGGCCGGCCCCGCGAGGCGCGCTGCGGTCATCGTCTCTGGCGCCGTGCCCGACAGCACCCACGGGAACCCGTCCGTCAGCGCGAACACGCTGTTGCTCGTGGTGGCGAGCGCGACGATGTTGTCCTTGACGTCGTAGCGGTACGCGACGGGCCAGCTCGTCACGATGCCGATGTCAGAAAACATGACAGTATGAGGAGAGGACGGCGAAAACGCCGCGTAGAACCCGCCGTCGACATAGACGATGCCCGAGAGGTCGCCGGGGGGAGACTCGATTCCAGGCTCCGCCTCGCCGAGGGTGGCGGGGTAATACTTCAGCTGGAAACCGCCGACCGTCGTAGCGGTTGTCTTGGACACCTCGGCTAAGAACTGGATTCCGTCCGCCGACTCGGATGTGCCAGCGGCGGTCGCGTAGATGTACACCTTCTCCGCGCCCGTTGGAAGCGTCATCTGCCCGAATTGCACGGTGGACCCGTCGTTCAGCGTGAGCGGCTTCGGCGAAACGTCTCCGTATGCCGCGCCGCCGGTCGCGTCGCTTGCGGGAGAAAGGCCGCTCTCAAGTCCGTATGCGTCAACCCACGACGCGAAGAAATTGACGTAGTAGATCGTCTTGTCCGTGTCGATTGTCTCGCCTGACTTCAGGGAAACTTCAGGTGCTTCGAGCGGGGTCTTGTTTATCGTCATCCGCTGGATCGCGTTGGACTGCCGCACGAAGAGGTAGACTGCGGGAGAGTTCGGCCACTCGTTGTTGTCCGCGTCCGTGAACGGCACGCCAGTCTCTCCCGTCACGAACAGGCGGTCGTACTCGTCCGCCGCGAGATTGCCCTGCGCGACGGAGACGATGCCAGGAAACGCGAGGAAGTCCACCTTGACGCCGTTGTCCGTTGTGTGCTTCCACGGATAGAGCGTCTTCGCGAGGCCGATCTTCGTGAGCCCGTTCTCCATGTAGACCGTATGACTCGATGTCATCTTCTTCGGCTCGCGCAGCGGAACGAGCTTCCCGCTCTTCAGCTTCACGTTGCGGGCGCGCACCGCCATCCCGTCCGCGAGGAGCGACGGATGCAGGCGCGGCTGGATGCCGCCGAACTTGTCCACTCTGATGTTCACAGCTGCATCAGCGCCTCCGCGCGCGTCCTGAGGTTTTCGGAAATCTGAAGGTTCACGGTGTCCGTCATGTCGAGCTGGTAGACTAGGTGCGCGGCGTACTTCACGACCGCCTCCTCGTGGCGCGGGTCGATGCGGACATCCACTTCCACGCCGGGAGTCGGAACCTCCTCGTCGAGCAAGCCGCGCGCGTCGTACTTCTCGGACGGGTTGATGTTGCGGAGATGCCGCACGGCGTCGACGAGAAAGCCGAAGATCGTGCCCTGCGCGAAGCGGAACTGCTCCTGCGTGTCGTTCACGATCGTCCTCACCTTGTTTTCGAGCATGTCGTATGTCATCTTCCGTTCCTTTCAATAGCCTCCCTGTTTCCGGTCTCTCCGAGCGCGGGAGTCTCTCGTCAATGAAGGCGGCGTATCTCGCCTCGGGCCGATATCGCGATAGCGCGACCGTGACGCGCTATCCGGCAGTCGTTTGTCATGGCGCGTACTCGCAGTTGCCTCCTGGGCAGTATGAGCAGTTGCCGTCGGCGTCGCATTGGATGGATGTCGTGCCGTCTGTCACGGTGATCTTCCCGGAGGCCGGATCTGCCGTAACCGTGCTTTTCGAAGCATCGCCGCCCCTCGCCTTGAAGAATGAGACCACCTTCGAGACGAGCGCGCCGGTGGCGTCCGTCGCGCCTCCAGTCTGAATGGTTGCGTAGGCTTTCGCAACGGCGGCGGCGAGGTTCGCCGATCCATCGAAAATCGTTTTAACCATTACCACGGCGTTCGTCGAGAGGTCGTGCTCATAGGATCCGACCGACGCCGAGAATGTGCCGTTCGTATAGGTCTCCGCGCGGAAGGCGTTCAGCGTCCCATGTGCGAACAGTGGCGAACGGGCCGTGACCTCGAACCCTCCACCTGCCATCTGGTATCCGATGGTTATCACCTTGTCTACGCCGTTTACCTGTCGCACCTCCTTGATGGGCAATGCGACATCAGGATTTTTGGTCCATGTGACGCGGTGTTGGCAGCCCACGAACACGAGCGCGACGCAACCCGTCATAGCGGCGAGCGCGAGCGCGCAGATGGATTTGATGACTCTCTGTTTCATCTTAGTTCTCCTCTGTTTTTATTCGACAATCATCCAATCATCTGAAAGCATGTCGCTCTGCGACGCAAGCCAGCCAACTTGTTCGCCGAACGTACCGTGGAATACGATAGCGGCACGACCGCTTGTCTGATGGACTGCATCATGCTTGCCATTGCAATCAACATAGGTGAATTCTGTGCCAAGAGACAGGAATTGCCCCTTGCCATTCCAGCCGAGACGAGCCACCTTCTTGCCATCTTTGAGGGCGCGAATAGCGTCTCCGAAGTCCATTGTACCCATTTTTCATTCTCCTTTTTTGAGTTGTTAAATAAAACTTTACAACTGAAAAACTACGCGGACGGTTTGCCTGTCTCGCCCGCGTTCCCGGCACCAGCCGGAAATTGCTTCTTGTACGCCTTGCGCCACGCCGACCGCCCGCCGATACGGCACGCAGTCGCGATTGCGCGCCCCTTCAATCGCGCCCAATAGCGCACGGGGTTCCACCACGCATAGGTCGCGTCTGCGATGATGATGCAGTTGCGCTCAAGTTCGTCGTTCGCCGCGCGGAACTTCGCGTCCGTGCCATCGTTGTCATACTGGAAGCGACAATCGTGAATCACGCATGCGATGGTGTACTCCTTGAGCCACCTGGAGAGCTTCTTCCGCTTGTCCTCGTCCATCCATTCGGGCCCGATGCCGTTGTACGCCGCGCGAATCTTGCCGAGCGAGAGGTCTGCAAGCCACTCCGCGCCGGAAAGCCCATAGACGCCAGCCGTGAGGACATACCCCGCCTCGTCGATGTAGTCGTCGCGGCTCATTTGATCAACGTCCTCCACGCGGTTATTCCCATCGCGACTGCGCACCCCGCGAGAATTACGCGGACGGCCCACGTCACGATTGAGCGGAGGCAATCGCCCCACTTCTGCTTTTCCTCCACGAGACGGCGGTCGATGCCATTCATGCGCTCACCGAAGTCATGCGCGAGGTTTGAGACGGACGTGTTGATGGCGCGCATCGTCTCCGCACCTTGGCGGAATCCGTCTTGCGTCTCGGAGCGCATCTTTCCGAGGTCATGCTCGACCTGCGTGAGACGCGAGTCGATATTCTCCACCTTCTTGCGGAGTCCTTCCTGTTGCTCCTTCAAGACGCAACCCTCATCGGTGTTCTTCATGCACATCGCTACGCGCCTCCTTCCTGCGGAATCTGCGCGAGGAACGCGTCAATCTCGGCGCGGGTCTTGCCGAGCGCCTGCGCCGCGCCGTTCAAGAGCGCAGTCCACGCCTCCGCACCGCCGTAGCCTTCCTCGATGTAGTCGCAATCGGTCAATGCCTCCCACGCGGAGTAGCCCTGCGCTATCTCTGTGGTGGAAAGGAACTGCCGCGCGGCGGCGAGCATCCCGGCCTTCGCGAGAGCTGTCTTGATGGAGAGGCGCGTCCACCTGCGCGGCGGCGCGGGCGGGTAGGCGCGCACCTCGTACTGGCGGACGATTTCGCCGCCCTGCTCGGTCCATCCAGTCGGCACGGCGTAGTGCGCCGCGTCGGTCTGAGGCGGCGTGTCCACCACGCGCTTGTAGCCCGCTTGCTCGTACTGCGCGTCCGTGGGGTTGCACACCACGGCACCGCCGACGCGGACTGCGCGCGGCGAGGGGTGGAGTTGATTGTCGATTAGGGTTCCGCACATTCTGAAGTCTCCTATTTGTCCGGCCCAATCGTGAACGCACCCGTGCCTGCGTTGCGGAAAAGTGCGCCCGAAACGCGGTCGTACATCGCTCCCTCCGACACGCCGAGTTCGTTCGTGAAGCGAACGGGGATCATGTCTATAACCGCACTTCCAGCATTTGTCATTTTAAATGAGTATAACTTCATCTGAGAAGGAACTATTGCCCCGGCCTGGCGATGCGTAGCGAATATGTACATCGTCCTCGTTCCAGCATACTCCGTACTCCATCCCGTAACCGACTGTGACGAACCATTGATTACAATAGACGACTTGTCAAACGCGACTGTATACTTCGTGTCCGCTGAATACGAAGGGCGTGGATAAAGAACATTAGAGGTATTTGACCCTGTTGGATATACTGGATCAAAAAGACTCCCGTTCCAAAACAGTGCCAATTCTCCGCCGGAGAAAGAGTTTCCATTGCTGGCACCAAAGACGGCTTTGTTTGAAGTCTGAAGGCCAGCAAAAATAACCTCTATCTTTGTTTCGCCCGTCGCGTAATATCCCGTGTCGATCCATTGCGAACCTTGCGATTGCAGATACTCCACCTCCGCGTCATAGGGCAGCGGCGGCGTGGGCGCGCCGCGACGCTCGAAGAACTGTCTCGCCGCTGGTCGGAAGCTCATGTGCCACCTCCCTGCGCGACGATGTTTGCCTTCTTCAGCGACACATCAAAAATGCCATCATCGGTTTCGGTGAACGAGTAGAGCCACACGCCCGCCTCGTCGGGAACGGGGAAGTCGGTGCCGTCCGTCTCGTAGGTCAGCGTCTCGCCCGTGGGCGCGGCGAATGTGATTGTCGGCACGGTCGAGCCGCTTATCTCCAGCCGCACGAGGAAGTCGCGCGCATATCCCGGCACGGCGGCGGGGAGCGTGAGCGTGGTCTCGCCAGTCACCGACACCGCGTTCACCGCGCGGTCGAAGAGGTGGCCGGGGAGTGAGGCGCGCATGGCGGTGACAATACCAAACATGCCGCCAGTATCAATATCGACAGACAGCGCAGAAATGGACGTATTGCCAGATGAAAAACTCACGCCATCCACATACAGAATCCAGCATCCGTCCTCGAAGATCAAACTTGGATTATCCTCTGCTGACACACCGCTGAACGCCCACTCGCCCGGCGTGACGAGCGCGTAGGGGAGGTCGGACGGCGTGGCAAAGTCCGACGGCTTCACCCCGCTGTCCGCGAGGTTGCCCTGCGCATTGAGAGCCGCGAGGTTGCCAGCGGCAGACGGCACGGCCTTGTCGGCCTTGTCCGGCACAGCCGCGATGTTCGCGAGCTGCTGCGCCGTGAGCGCGTCTTGCTTCGCCGCGACCTGCGCCGTCGTGGCATACGGCGTACCGCCGCCGTTCGGCGCGCCGTCGTTCGTCAACTGCGACGTCTTCGTCGGCGTGATGAGGTGGCGTGACAGTTCAACGCCAGGATTGTTACCCTGCGCCTCTTTCTCCAGACTGACGCTATCTGCATTGCCACCCAGAAACGCACTAATGGAAATTAAACCGTTAGACAGAGAGGCAAACCATCCGGTCCCGATTTCCGACACCGTGTCCCACTCGCACGAAACAAACGTCCACCCATCCGAAATCTCGTCGCAGACCCACTCCGTGAACCCTCCGCGCAGCGCGTCCCCCACCGCCTTCGCGTCAGCCGCCGCGTCCGAAGTCGTGAGAGTCGCGTCCACGGCGACAAGCCCCTTGCCCGCCTCCTTCTGCACGAAACGACCGTCGGCCGCCGTCTTGTCGTAGTAGTTCGCTGGGTTGAAGATGTTCGTCAGCGGAATCTCGATGTCCTCAATCCCGGCGTCGGTGTTGAATGAAATCACGAGATTCCCGCCGGATATTTCCACGGAATCCACCATTCCGTCCTTGATGAACGCCGTTGCGTCGATCTCGAACAGCACGGTCGTGTCGTGCTTGAACTTGATGCTCTTCGCGTTCGAGTCGTAGACCGCGCCGTTGACGTACTCCGACAAGTCCTGATGCGCCTGCACCGCCGTGTCGGCCTTGCCGAGGCTGTCCTTCACGGCTTGCGCGAGGTCGCTCTTCGGTATGCCGCCCTGCGGCTTGTCGTATTTTGCCGTCCACGCCGTCTTCTGCGTCGCCGTGACGTGAATGCCCGTGTTGCCGACATGCTCCGTCACACCGTCTGCAACCTCGTCAATCGCGGCCTTCACGCCTCTGCTCTTCACCGGATTGTCGCTTTCTGCCGTCGGTATCGCGTCGAACGTCAGCGCGTTCTGCTTCGTCGCGCCCATCGCGGAGATTGCGGCGTTCATCTGCGCAGCAGAGACTTCGCCATCAAATAAATCAACAACTGTATCGGTCGTATCGTCTCCGTCGTTCAGCGTGATTGTCACGCCGTTCTTCGACACCCCGCTAACCACCTTGCCGGTAAACGGTACGGCAGTCAGCTTCATTCCGTTCAACTTCGCAGTCCATCCCGTGACCAACTCCGTCCAGTCGTCAATCTTCTTCGGCCACTTGTCCAAATCGTACGGAGTCGTGTCGCCGATGCGCTCCGGCCAATACTCCACCTCGTATCTGTCGCGGAAGTAGAGCGTCCTCGGGTCGTCGGTATCGCCCAGCACGAACATCACCGGCACGCGCAGCATGTGCCGCGCCGCGGCGACCATCCGCGTCGTGTTGAGGTTCAGCTCGCAGTAGAGGTCGTTCGCGTCATCCGTCGCGGGGGCCCACGCGTCTGCATCCTCGTCCTCCTCCAGCGCCTCCTCCGGCCGAGGAAACACCGCGAGCGTACGCCCCGTCACGAGGTCGAGCACGCGCAGCGTCAGGTTCGCGCCATTGTCCGTGCCAATCCACTCCGCGCCGCCATTTATGGTGACGGCGACATGCTCGCCGGCGGCGATCGTTCCCTTGAACCTCGCCGTCTTGTCTGAAACCTTTGGTGTTATCGTAAGTTCCGTCATACCGCTGGAGCTCCTTCCTTCGGCGCATTCGCCGCCTTCAGCACGTCCGCGCGCTCCATTTCGGTCTGCGCGTTGCGTATCTCGCCGACGACGAGCGCAAGGTCTGCGGAATGGAAAAGCAAGTCCTTCGGGCCTTCGGGCCGCACGATCACGTCAATGCGTATCGGCTCCTTCTCAAGAGCCCTTGAAAGCCCGTCGATGAAAACGTCAAATGCCGCGTCGTCCTGCGCGGCATTCAGCAGGGGGGCGAGGACGGGAGCAAGCTCCGGCTTGAAGTTCACGAGCATCGTCTCCGCCAGCGCGGGATTCTGTTCAGCCGCATAGACTGCTCCGAGGCTCATCAGCTTCTTGGCCGACATCGCGGGAAGGCGAGGACAAACCTCCTTGCCGTACCACCTTGCGATTCCCTTTACTATCGCCGCTCTCGTCATTTCCGCCTCCTGCTTGGTTTTGTCCGATACGTCTGGGTCAAGCCCGCCCTAGAAACAGGCTTGGCCCAGACCATCGGGCAAAGCCACTTACGAGCCAGTGCCGGTCGTTGCCGTGGCCTTGGCCTGAATCTGGTTGAACACGGCCTGCGACGGGCCGAACGCCTGCGGCGTGATGTACGTGCCGAGCATGCCGCCGAGAGTGGCCTTGAGGTTGGCGTTCTCCGCCTTGAGCGCGCCGACATCCGCAGCCGTCTGCGTGTCGATGAGCTCCTGGCGCTGACGCCACTCGACAAGCGTCTTCACAACGCCGTCAATCTTGTTGTCGGTGTAGATTTGCGCCTTGAGCTGGCCGTTCTCCGCGAGAAGCGCGTTGTTCTTCTCAAGCATCCCGACGTAATCCTTCGTGACGAGATCGCAACCGGGGCCGTTGGAGCCGCCCCAGCCGAAGCCGCGACCGGCAAGTGCGCCGACGACAGGAAGCCCGAGAGCCGCGATTGCAAGCCCAAGAGCCGTTCCGGTCATGCCACCTCCGCGACCGATGTTGATGTTGCCGCCGAAGCCGCGCATCAAATCGCCGAAGCCGTTGCCATAACCGCCGTATGCGGGAACCGCCACGGGATAGCCGTAGCCTCCCCAGCCGCCGGGACCGCCATAGCCCCAGCCGAGATTGTTCGGATACTGGTTGATCGTTGTCGATCCTTCAGTAGTCTTCTCTTCTGTCATTCTATGTTCCTTTCTGTTAGGTTCACCGCCTCCAATGCGGAAGCGGAAGTTCAGTCCATGTCGTCTTCATCATCCACGGAACGCGCGGCTTCGCGGGCGACATCCTCCGCCTCCTTCTCGCAACATCCCCAGCGGCAGTCAATCGCGGCGATTATGGCCTCTGCGGCATCCTCGTAGGTCTTCGTGCGCATAATGTTCGCAAGAGCCTCTTTCAAGGATTCCTTGTCGCCAGTCACCTTGCGTCCGCCGGAAATCCGCGTCAAGTCCTCGCACGCCTCCTTCTTTGCCTTTTCGTACTGCTCACGCTTCGCCTTGTGCGCGGCGCGCTTGCGCTCCTTCATCTTGCGAATCTGCTTGGACGCGCCGTTCGCGCCTTCCGACTCTTCGCCCTGCATACGGGACATCATCATGGGCGACATGCCGTTTCCCTGCACGTTGCCCTGCATTTCCCATGTGTTCATCCCGTTGCCGCTTGTCGAGCGATTGCTGTTCTCGCCGTTCTGCATGTTCTCTTGGTTGGTTGCCATAACTTTTCCTTTCCGGGCGTTCGCCCTAAATCACACCATTCCTCCCATGTCCAGCGCGAAGCCGGCACCTGCATTCGCAGCGGGTCCGCCGCGCATCGACCTGTCCTTCGCCTCTGATACCGCGTTCTCGTAGGCGACCGCGTGCTGCCTGAACTGCTCCACGTCCGTCCACGGCTTGCCCTGCATGGAGAACAGCCTTGCAAGGGCGCCGTCAACGAGCGCATCGCCGTGCCGTTGCAGGAACGCCTTCGGAGCGCGTTCCTCGCCGATGTGCGGAATCTCGACGGCCTCCACCCACATGCTCCACGCGGGATGGAAGCGCGGCCTCTCACCGGTCTCGACCGGGAGCGACCCGACGTTGACCCTATCCTGTACGTACTCGACCGGCGGATGCCCCGCGAAAATGTCGTGGCGTATGCGGTTCCACGACAACTCCAGCACTGGCTGGTCTCCGAACACGCGCCAGCCGCCGACCTCTCTACGCGGAAGCCCCCATTCGACACGGGTTACGCAGTCTATCTCGCCGGATAGAACAGGCGCGATAGGATAACGCGTCACTCCGTTCTCCACTGGAATCCGCCGCCACGTCCGCAACGCAGCGGAGCGGCGGCAGAACTCGCGGTACGCCCATTGGAGCGACTTCCGTATCAGAACGGCGTCGCAGCCGGGAAGCAGGTACACCATGTTCTCGGCGAGCGTCGGCACGGAGTCGAACTCCGGCATCTCCCATTCTGTCGTGAAGTCGCCCATGTTCGTCAGACCTTCATGTTGACCTTCTTGACTGCGGGTGCGGACTTTACATCTGGCCGCTGCATGAAGTTGTCGTCACCGCCGGACACGTTGTCCTGCGCGACTTTCTTGACCGCGCCCGTGCCGGTCAGCTCATCCATCGAGACGGACACCTGCGGGATTGAGTCTGGGACTGGCTCGTTCGCGTTCTCCGGCTCTACGGGATCGTACTTCGCCTTACGGATGTTCTGGTGGTCACGCAAGGTGTCAAAAGCCTCCCACGAGAACGACGGGTCGTTGTTGCGCTTCTTGTGGACGAGCTCCGCGACCTTGCGCCAGTCAAGAGATCCGCCCGATATGGCCTGCGCGATGTCCTCTGGGACGTGCGCGTATGCCGTCTGCTTAGCCACCTCGTCGTTGAACGCGACAATTCGTCCGTCGTTCAGGTTCACTGCGTACTGCATTGTGCTTTCCTTTTCTTGTTTTTTCGCGGAACCGCCCCCGCCCGGCACCGTGCCGGAGCGGGAGCGGCCCGCACAGCCTTACCCGTAGTACGGGTCGAGCTTCGCCACGTTGTCCTTGTCGGCCGTGGTAGCGCGGGACGCGCCGCGCGGCGCAGGCGTGGCCACGTTGCCGAGGCTGTCGCCGTCCGGCACGAAGCCGAACACGCCGAGCTTCACGTAGCCGTGCGTCTGCACGCCGAAGGTGGCGCTGACGATGGCGCCGGAGTCAAACACCTTGGCTGCACTTGCCACCTTCGAGACCGCATACGTGCTGGACGAAGCCTGCGTGATACCGTCACTTCCGGTGGAAGCCAGCTTGGTGGCGCGGAGATACGCGCTGTTGCTCGGCGTGAAGGAGTCGCAGATGGCAACATCGTCGTCGCCGTCGGAGGCGTCGCGCACATACGGGGTGAACGCCGTGGCCGTCGGGTAGTTGCCGTCCTTGTCCGCGCCGGACTCGATGAACGCGCCGAGCGCGACAAAACCCTTCGGAATGCCGAGCAGGGCGTACTCCGTGGAGGCCGCCGTGTTGGACTTCGAGAAGTCGATCGTGCGCTCGATGCAGACGAGGCCGGGGTGGAACATCTTCGCGTCGGTGACGCCGGCGGCGCCAAAGAGCGTGTTGTTTACAGTCGTTACTGCTGACATGATGCTTTCTCCTTTCCGTTAGAGGGTCACGTAGCCCACGCCGAAGCGCTCCGGGTAGAGAGCGAACCAGTCGTAGATGACCTTGGTGCGGTTGAACGTGCCCCAGTAGTCGATGTCCTTCATGCCCATGTCTCGGAGGACGACCTCCTGCACGAACGAGATGGCGGACTTGTCGATGAACAGCACGGGGTAGACCGTGGCCGTGCCCTCCGTGATGACGGGGAGGATGCGGTTGTCGACGAAGATGTCGGCGTCGCCGAGGCGTCCGAGCTTCCGCACGGAGCCTCGAATGACACTCGTCGAGTCGCCCGTCATGTCCGCCTGCTTCAGCTCGCTCGTCTGGAGACGGGCCGCCACGGGGGAGTGGCAGACGATCTTCCAGTCAGCGGTGCTGTTGCCGGGGTACTGCGAAACGGCCTCAAGGCCCTCGACGAAGTAGTCGACCGCCAGCTTCTGATGCGTGGACGGCGATCCCGTCTTGAGGAGCTTGATGCAGTTCGCGCCGTTGGAACCGCCGAGAGCGCCGAGCTCGGTGTCCTTCGACAGCCACCCCGCCGTGTTGCCCTGGTTGAAGGACGCGCACTTGGAGAGAATGTCGGCTCCGAACTCCGCCTCGATCTTGTCGTTCAGCGCGGCGGATGCCTCGGTGAGGATCGGGCTGTTGATGTCGAAGCGGGCAAAAAGCTCGTCCTCGACCTCGTTGTGGAGGCCCCAGCCCATCTCGCGTCCGATGAAGAACGACTCGACGGTCGACTTGGGGATCTGATACTTCATCTTGTCGCCCGGCTTCATCCGATAAGGGGTGATGATCGGGAGAATTGGTATCTGGATTTCAGTCCCCGAATGCTTGAACTCGCCCTGGTAGGTGTTGTTCGTGATGTAGGGGAGGATTGACGTGTCGCGAAGGCGCTTCTTGAAGCCCTTCGCGATGATGGCCTGCTGCGTGCCGGGGTGGTTCAGCGGAACCCCGCTCACGAAGCCGGGAGTGGCATAGCCTAGAGTGTTTCCTGACATTGCCTTGATTCCTTTCGTGTGGCCATCGGGAGAGGTGCTACTTCACGCGCCCCTCCCTCATGGCCTTGTCGATTTCTGCCCCGATTCGCTTCACCTCGGCGAAGTCGCCTCGGTCGCGGGCCTTCTCAACCTCGTCGTAGAGGTCGGAAATCTCCGCTTCCGTGTAGACCTTTCCTGGCTGCGCTACTACGGGCTTTCCGCCGCCGATGTTGCCGGGTTCGGGCGCGGCGGGCGCCGTTCCGCCGGAAGGAGGTGCAATTCCGAGTTCGTCCGTGTAGAACTTCTTGACATGCCATGCAAGGGCGTCGAAGTCGAAAGCGGCAAGCGCCGCGTCGATCGAAGGGCCGTTGAACCTGCGGTAGCTCGCCCACGCCGCGGCCTTGTCGCCGCCGGGGCCGATCTGCGCCGCCAGCCCGGGGAACTCGCGCTCGAAGCGCTCATCGAGCTCGCGCTTGCGCCGCGCGCCGTCGCGTTCCTCCCGCTCCGCGATCTTGGCCTTCAGCCTTTCGATCTCCTCGCGGCTGGACGCAACAGCGTCGGAAACGCGCCCGTCCACCATCTTGTCGATGATGCCGCGCTGGTCGGCGTCGATGCCTTCCCGCTCTTCGTCGGTCAGGTAGTCGCTCGGCCTGCGCGTGGTGCGCTCCGCAAGCTGCTTCTGGAGCTTTGCGTTCTCCTCGGCCAGCTTCTTGACGCGCCCCTGTTCGACCTTCGCAGATTCCAGCGCGTGCTGCGCCTCCTCGTACTTGGCCTTCCAGTCAGTCGTGTCGCCGTTAGGCGTTCCGCCAGAAAGCGCGTCGGTTATGGTCTTCTCTTCGCTCATCCTTGTCTTTCCTCCTCGTCGAGCCCTGATGCCTTTTCAGGGAATCGGCGTTGCCTCGGCGAGCCGCAAACGGGCGGAATCTCCGGGCGGTTGCTGTTTCTGTTATGGACCGGCTTCACGTGGAATCCCCCCGCGCTTGGGCGGTGGCGTCCGCCCGGCGCGCGGAAAGAGCCTCTTCGGCCTTGTCCGCGAAACTGTTGCAAAATCTGATCGTGGCGCGGCAGTCGGACTGGAAGTCCGCCGGAGCGCCTATCTGGCTGCACGCGTACCCCGCGAGAAACGCCTTCGCGCGCAGGAACGCGGCGAACGCCTCCAACGCGGGCGGCGGCATCTTCGCCATCGCGTCGCGCTCCATCTGCACGAGCTGGGCCTCCGACATCATGCCACGGCCCTCCTTTCCTCGACGCCGCCCTGCGGCATCTCGACCTGCGGCGGCTGCGCAACGCCGGGAGGCGCGCCATGCGCCTGCTGACCGCCGTCGCCCATTCCGTCGGCGGGCGCCGCCGCGCCCTGCTGTGCCTGCGCCTCCGCGACGGCGAGCTGCTTCAGCTCCTCGACTGCCTCCATGAACTTCATGCGCTGCTCGCTCGGAATGATGTCGTCCGGGTTCACGTCCAGGTCCTTCAGCGACGGGCGTAGCAGCGCGAGGACGCCCTTCGGCCCGATGAGCTGGAGCAGGAACTGGTTCGTGACGATCATGTTGAAGAGCTGCATCCGCGACTGGTCGCGCTGCACGCGCATGATGCGCCCGATGAGCCCGACTGGCAGAACGAACACGTCTCCCTTCAAGTCCATGTCCGTGCCGTAGATCAGCTCCCAATCGGCCATGCGGCGCACCGCCGTGCGGATGAGGCTGTTGTCGAACGACGTCAGGACGGACTTCATGCCGCGCATCATGTGCTCGTTGAACTGCGCAAGACCGCTCGACGTGCGGAGCGCTCCGCTCTGGCCGGCGCTCTGACCCTCCGCGAAGCGCGGGATGCCGCTGTCGTTGTCCGCCTGCTGGTTCCACATGTCCCACTCGGCGACGAGCTCCCTCGCGCGCGACGGCACCTCGATCGTGCCCATTGGAACGCCGGAGGAGCCTCCGCCCGGGAACATCGGCTCGTCGAACATCACCGTCTTGTACGCCTTGAACATCGTCGCGGACGGAGACTTGTCGCGCAGAAGCGCTGAGTTGCGCACCCAGAACATCGGCCCCGTGCCGGCAAGGTCGAGGAACAGCGACTTCGCGGTGTTGTCCTGCATCGTCTGCACGAGCCGCAGCTTGTCCGCGATGCTCTCGCCCCACCACGAGCCGGGGATGTCGTAGAACGAGGCGTGCGAAACGGGCACGTCCATGCGGTTGTCGAGTATGCGGCAGAACACCACCTTGTCCTCGACCACCACGCTCTCGACGCGGTAGTAGTCGTTCAGGCGGATCGCCTTGTTGTCGCGGTTGCGGACGATTCCCATTTCGGAAAGCATCGACCCGCGGACGTAGGCGTAGCACCGCACGCCCTCGAACGTGCAGTCGTTCGTGTCCTCGTAGCCCCTGTCCTCAAGGACCCTGCGGTCCGCGTCCGTGTTGTCGTAGTAGAGGCGAAGCTTCACGCCGCCAGAAGGATGCCTGTCGAGGATGTCGCGCACAACCGCGTCGTTCCACCCCTCGCCGTTCTTCTCCTTAGCGGCGCCCCTGTCGCACATGGTCCAAAGGTCGTGCGCCGCGTACTTCACCTTCATGCAGAACGGGCCGTCGGACGTCTCCTTCGCGTCCGGCGCGGGGTAGCAGTCCCACGGGCTCACGCTCTCGAACACCGGCTTCAGCTTCACCTCGCGGACGTACTTCGGAACCTTCCCCTGCCCCGTCTGCTTCACGGAGTTGCACTCGACGGCGCGCATCACGGGGCCGTGCAGCACGCACGTCCCGTACACGCACAGGTTCGATATGCAGTCGTGCACGGCTTCCATGAAGCCGCCTTCCTCCATCAAATCCCAGACCTTGTTCTTCATGCGCCGGACGCGGTTGCGGGCGGCGGCCTCCTTCTGGTTGGAGATGTCGTCGTACCTGTCCGCAGTCACCATCTGCACAGCCTGCATCAGCTTGGCCTCCGCCTCCGGCGGAAGCTGCGTCACACCCTGCTGCTGGAGCGACGCGAGAAGCGCCTGTATCTCGACGGACATGGCCTGCTCCGTCTCCGGCACCGCGTCTATCGGGATGTCCGGCACGGGCGAGTGCGTAAAGTCGAAAAGCGGCTCTCCGCTCTGGCTCAACAGATCGCCGAGGATCGACTTCGCTCCGCGCGTCTTGACGAACGTGATCGCCGTCTTCAGGTGCTCCGCTATCGTCCTCGGAATGCCCATTTTGTTCACGAGCGCGTCAAGCTGCTCGTTCGTGAACCTGCACCTGTTCGCGGTCAGCGCGTAGTCGAGACGCGCGTCGACGCCGCTGTTTCTCCGGTAGTCGCTGTTCGTCCTGAACGCGTCCATCACGAACGTTGCGAGGCGCGACATCGGCTCGGTCTGGACGACCTCCGGCTCCTGTCCGTCAGGCTGCGCGGGAGGAACGGGCGACGTAACGGCCTCCGCGCCCTGCGGCGCCGTCCTTTCCAGCACCGCCGTCCCAAGAGGCGCGCCGAAAATCTGGTCTGTTAGGCCCATCGCCAAGTATTATCCACTCGCTTTACCACGCTTTACCCATGCGTTTCGGCATTTTTTTCAGCACCCGAACTCGAAGCACTGCGAAGGCGCGGCGTACTGCCCCTGCTGCCCCCATCCGTCGCCACGGAACGACGATCGCAGCGCGTCGAGCCTGCCGCCGCCGGCTGTCGCGCCGCACGCCACGTATTGCAGCGCGTCCGCGATGTGCGAGAACTTCGACCCCTTGTCCGGCTTGTCGTCGTACCGCTCCGATCCGTCGACCGTCCGCATCTTCCGGTAGCAGTACCCGCCGTTCATCGCCTTGCGGAGCCATTCGCACTTCCGCGACAGCAGGAACTTCGGCATCGCCTTGCCGTCAGGCCCCTTGGAAATCTGCCGCAGCAGCGAATCGACCGCACTGATTCGCGTCATCACGTCGTTCCGCGTCAGCTCCGGCGGAACCTCCACCTTGAGCCCCTTGCTTTGCAAGAACGCGTGCGCCGAGATGGTCGACATCTCCGTGAGGTTCTTGCCGGACGGATCGGGGAACACCACCGCCGGCGTCAGCGGCCAGTTGCAGTGCCGCACGAGGTACGGTATCAGCTGCTCCTCCACGAACGGCGGAACCATCTTGTTGAACGCGACCTCCTCGCCGAACACCCTGAACTGCCCCATGTGCGTCATCTGCGCGAACACCGCGGCCGGATTTCCGCCCAAGTCCATCCCGACGAGCGTCACGTTGCCGCGCTCGTGTGCGAACTCCTCGTCAGTCGAATGCACGCTGTCGATGTACCCCGGCCACACCGGCTGCCCCGCCTTGACCTTCCCGTACTCGTTCAGCAGGCGCATCTTGATGTAGTCCTCATCTGCGCCAGTCAGCTGCTTCTCGTAGTAGTCCCACCCGTCGCCGAGGTTCTCCACGTTCTCGCAGACGCCGCTCGTGCCGAACGCCGCGTGGCCGGCCGCGTCGTTGCGGATGTACCACACGTCGCCTACCTTCGTACCGCGACACCCCGCGGGAGGACGCTCCGTCGACCTTATCAACGGAGGCGGCTGGACGAACCACAGCATCCTGTCCGGCTTCTCCACCTGCTCCAGCCTATACCACCACGAGGAGTCCGTCGGCGTGTTCGTGTCCATCAGGATTCCGAACGACAGCCCCTTCCACCCCTGCGCGGAGGCGCCCGGCGGCTTGAAGCGACCGACTCGCTCCTGAACCTTGTGGATCGCCTCCCAGCTCTGCGCCGCCGCCTCGTTGAAGTACGCCCCCGACAGCGACAGGCCGTCCACGTCGTTCATGAACGTAGGCGCGCCGGTCGCGTAGAAGTACAACTCCATGCGGACAGTTATTCCCTTTTCCCTGTCCTCCGGCAGCATCGACGGTATCTCGTACACCCCGTTGATCGGAGGCGACCAGTGCATCACCATGTTCTCGCCTACGGGATGCCAGTCCAACCAGTCAGGTATCGTCGTCTTCTGCAACGCCTGGAACGTGTCGCGGAACATCCCCCACCGCGTCCACCGCACGAGCCGCCCGGTCTTCGGATCGACGATCGGCGGCTGCATGTGGCTCTTCATCACCATGTCCTGATGGCAGATGACCGTCTTTCCCGTCCCCTGCACGGCCCTTATCCCCTTGTACAGATACGTCCCTGGCGCCGCGTTGTGGAACGCAATCCCGGTCGGCGACGCGACGTATGTGAACTTCCTCGCCATCCGCTACTCCCACCAGCTCATGAACCTCTGCTCGATCTCGTCGCGTGGCTTCTTCCTCGTCTCGGGCTTCGGCTTCGCGGGAGAGGCAGGCACCTGCTCCGCGTCAGCAGGCGTGCCGTCCACCACCTCCGCGTCGACCACGACGCCGCCCGCGCCAGCTCCGCCCCCGTCGAACCCGACCTCCGCCGCGGCCCCGGCGATCTCCTGCACCGCGCCGGCCGCAGCCCCCACGGCTCCGGCCACGCCCCCATTCCCCGCCGCACCGCCCGCCGCACCCGGCGCCACGATCCAGTTCAACGTCATGTTCGGGAAGTTATAGGTTATTCCCGCCTTGCCGTCCTTCGCCGTCCCGACCTCGTTGCTCTCCCCGTACACGTCGCGCATCGTCGCCTTCAGGCTCACCTCCACGGCCCGCTGGTTCAGCTCGCACCCGTCCTCCGTGATCAGCCGCAGCTGGCTCTCCTGCGCGACCGAGGCGCTCTCCTCCGCGACCGCCCGCGCGATCTTCCCGCGCAGCTTGCAGACGAACTCCCGCACCACCCACAAATCAAAGCACCTGTTCAGCACCCCGCCGTGCAGATCCCCGTAGTTCGCCCCGACCCTCCTGAACGCACCCCTGACATCCCGGCTCGTCGTCGTCACCACCTCGCAGTAGTATTCCAGCAGCCCCCTCCGAAGCGCCGCCACGTCGGCAACCTCCCCGATCCCGTTGTCGTACATGAACTTCTGCCGCCGCGCCGCACGGGCCTCGAACTTCTTCACCAGCTCCTCGTTCTCGTCCTCCATCGCGAGGCGCGCCATCCCGACAAGCTGCTTCCAGGTCGGCGGCGTGAACCACGGGTTCGCCGCCGCAAGCGCGGCGGAATCCTCCCGCTCCCGCGAGCTCCTCCCGCCGATCTTGCGCACGAACGAACCGACGGGCTCCTTCGCCGGCTCCTTCGCCGAATCCTTCCTCGGTCTGCATCTTTTCGCCATGCCCCACATCTTATCCCCGCTTTACCGCGCTTTACCCCTGTTTCCAGCCATTGTTTCCAGCCATACCGCCCCGCATCCCGCCATGCCGCCCGCCGTCCCGTTCCCCCCGCACCCCCTTTCCTTCGACGCGGAGGGAGGCGTCTTCCAGAGCCACGCACCCAACCACACACCCCACCAGACACCACACCAGACACCCCCGCCAGCATCGCACCCCCGCCGCCCACGACGCACCCCTCAAATCCCCCATTTCCCGCCACCCCAAATTTGCAGTTATGGACGGTGAAATGGTGTACCCCCAAAAATGCACCATTCACCATTTTGCATAACTCAAAAACTAGCCAAATCAAAATGGTGCACGAATTTGGTGAAATGGTGTACTTTGACATTTCACCAAACACCCCCTTGCAATTGCAACTTTTACCTCTAAACCGCCTATTATTATTAAATAACCCAATTTGGTGTAATGGTGTACCCTCTCTATACGCGCGCGCAAGACTTTTCACGCAAAATTTACATGAATTCCCTGTGAACGCAGCTCTAATCGCGCGCGCGCACGCGTGAGGCCTTCACTAAATCACAAAAACGAAAATCAGATAACCGAGCCGCAGGACAGTCCGCAAGGCACAGCAAGGCCATAGCCAGAGACACCGCCCGCATAGCCAACAGACAGTCCACGGCCACCCGCAAGCCAAGCCAGCCACCAACCAGCCGCATCGACCCATGCACAGATCGCCGACATCCAGCCAAGCCACCCCAGCATCGAACCAGGCACTCGCGTTGCACACGCACACGCGCACGCGCGTAAGAGCCAAGACAAGCCGAGACAGGGCCAACCAGACTCGCCTCCGTTCAGACCTCCACACACACGAGGGGCCCCCATGACTGCCGCCGGCCCACGGGCCCGCGTGTGGGTGTCCTTCGTCCCCCATACCCGGCAGCGGCCGCCGTTTTTGACATTCTACCATGTCCGCGCCGTCGCTTTTCTTTTGTTTTTACGTGTTTTCGCCGCGTTTTGTGAG